CCACAGCAGGTGCTGTTCCATTCAGACCAGGGCAGCCAGTACGCCAGCCGCCTGTTTCGGCAACGGCTCTGGCGCTATCGGATGCAGCAGAGCATGAGCCGCCGGGGCATTGCTGGGATAACTCGCCGATGGAGCGCCTGTTCCGCAGTCTGAAGTCGGATCGGGTCCCGTCAACGGATTACCTGATGGCGCGGGAGGCCCAACGGGACATCAGTCATTACCTGATGCACCGCTACAACTGGATCAGGCCGCATCAATTCAACGACGGGCTACCGCCTGCGGTGGCCGAAGAAAAACTCAACCCACTGTCCGGGATGGGTTGACCACTACATCGTTGGATAGGTGCCGAGCGCCAACCCTTTCTCAGTCCCTCTCACTAGGTATTTGAGTCGCCACAGTTTCGAACCGTGGGGATTCACCTTCAGGAAGAGGCTGGCGCCGGCACTTACCTTGTAGGGACGGTCTTTGGGCTGCAGGGCTGAGAAGCCCGAGTCGTCGAGGGTTGCGCTCATTCTGGGGGAATCGTCCTTGACCGAACTCAGATCCCCCCATATATGCCCCCAAATCGATGGGCTTACAAGGGTTTGGTTGGGAATCGCAGGCAACAAAAAAACCGGCCAGAGGGCCGGTTCTTCGTGGGTTTCGGGATTTCTTGGGAAGTCCTAGAAACAATGTGGTGGTGCCTCGGGAGGGCACCTAGGCCGGCTCGGTAGGATCCCGAAACTTCCATCGTCTTCCTGTAATGGACTGATTTACTGGGGTTTTCCTTCGGCGCGGCCCTGCGACTTCCCGCAGCTTGGCGTAATTTCCTGATACCCTTTACGCCAAATTTACGCCAAGCGGGGCATGTGGTGGCATCGTACAGAAAGCGAAGCGGTGGATGGCGCGCCGAGGTGGCAAAGAAGGGCGTTCGAGACTCCGGCACCTTTTCCACCAAGGCCGAGGCGGTGGCCTGGGCGATTCAGCGGGAGGCCGAGATTCTGGCGAGAGTTGGGAGCCCCAAAGGGGCATCGAACTTCACTCTGAAGGAGGCGCTGGAGAAATACAAGGACGAAGTCTCACCCACCAAGGCCGGCAAACGCTGGGAAGAGATCCGGCTCGACAAGCTGGTCAATGACTTGGAGTTTGTCGGCGAGCGAATCTGTGATATCGGCGCAGACCAGATCGCGGCCTGGCGCGATCACCGCTTGAAGTCGGTGGCCACGTCGTCTGTGCGCCGTGAAATGACGTTGCTGTCGAGCGTGTTCGAGCAGGCACGACGGGAGTGGAGATGGTGCCCGACAAACCCCGTTCGCGAAGTGCGGCGCCCGAAGAGTCGCCCGCCGCGGGACAGGCGCATTTCGGCTGCCGAGGAAGCCCTGATCCTTGAGGGGCTCGGGTATCAGGAGGGCGTGGCGCCGGTCGGCAAGATGCAGGAGCTTGCCTACGCCTTCCTGATCGCCCTGGAGACGGCTATGCGGCAGGGTGAGATCCTCGGCCTCGTTGCTGCCCGGGTCCACTTGAGTGCCCGCTACGTCGAACTGGACAAGACGAAGAACGGAGATGCCCGTAAGGTGCCGCTCAGTTCCCGTGCGGTGACCTTGCTCCAAGTTCTGGTAGATGCTGCCGGGAAGCGCCAGAACCTGTTTACGCTGACGTCCGGCTCGGCCGATACCCTCTTTCGGAAGGTGCGGGACAGACAGAAAATCGACGGGCTGAACTTCCACGACACCCGTCACGAGGCGACCACCAGGCTCGCCAGGAAACTCGATGTGCTCGACCTGGCTAGGATGACGGGACACCGTGACCCGCGCTCGCTCATGGTCTACTACAATGCGACTGCAACAGAGGTGGCGAGCCGCTTGGGCTGAGCCTTCAGTCGGTGCAGGTCAGTTCTTTTCACGGCATTATGATGGCGTTTCAGGGCAAGGAGGTAGGTATGCGTATACTCGTTATTGCAGCGCTGTTGATCACCCTGGCTGGCTGCGCCAGCAACGGAACGCCGATTGAACAGGATGACGTCCGCCAGATCGTTCAAGGTCAAACCACCTACGACCAGATGCTGGAGCGGTTCGGAAACCCGCTTTCCCAGTCTTTTGACTCCGAAGGAAATCTCCAAGCGATTTGGTTCTACGTCTACGTAGGGCCTTTTGGCACTGGCATGGAGCAGCAGAACCTCACTGTCCTTTTCGACAAGGAAAACAGGGTCAAGCGATACGTGATGACCAACGGCCGACCCGGGAAGCGCTGAGGTGCTCGTCTGGCGGGGCGGAGATCGGGCCGATCATGGGCTAGCTGAGAGACCTACATCCAGCCCAGAATACTGCTTGTCTGGAACGCGCAAAGAGTCTGATGGGAACCTGAAGTTCAAGGAGACGAATGATGGTCGATTTGCATGCTGAATTTGGGGGGAGTCGGATTTTCCACGAGAAACGCATAGACCGAAGATCTGTCGATGCGCTCGCAGGACTGGCCGCCGGGATCACTGCTGATGGGCATATCAATCAGCAGGAGGCCGAGTTCCTACAGGATTGGATCGCTACGAACCTGATCCATCTTGACGATCCAGTGACCAACCTCCTCTACAGGAGGCTCTCAGACATGCTTTCAGATGGTGTGTTAGACGCTGATGAGTCCGCCGAACTGCTGGAGATCCTTAGAGGATTTGGTGGCCTCTCCGCTTCCAAACCGAAGCCAAGCGACAATGCCTTTACTCCATCGAATGTTCTTCCGCTCAACAACCCAGCGCCAAAGCTAGAGTGGTCAGGTCACCTCTACGTTTTTACTGGCGTGATGGTCTACGGCCCCAGGAAGCATTGCGAAGAGATCGTCGTCAACCGCGGAGGGGGAATAGCCTCAGGCATCAGCAAAAAGGTGCATTACCTGGTCGTCGGCGAGATAGGCAACGAGCAGTGGCTTCACAGCACCTACGGAACCAAGATCAAGCGAGCTGTCGAACTGCGCGAGGAAGGCCATCCCATCGCTATCATCAGCGAGAAACATTGGCAAGCCTCGATGTTCAATCTGGTCTAGGTGAACCACAGCGTCGTCGCATATGGTCCGCAGGCTCACAGGCACCGCATCATAGGCAAGGTCATCTGGCGGGATAGGGATTTGTAGGTAGGCGCGTGGAGGATCGTAGGGGCGAGCGGAGTCATTACGTTTTCGTTCCGGTCTGGGATCTTGGGGTACTGATAAGCACTGAGCCAGATCGCAAGCAAAAGCCAAATAGATGGATAGGGAAATGACAGAACTTGAGTTACCAGCCGTTGAGCGACCTGGTGAAGCGGACCTCGATGCGATGACCTTTGGTAGAGCTCTCCATGAGTGGGCTCGAAGGCATGGAGCATTGGCGTTTCGAGAAGTTGCGCCTGCAGCAGAGGTTATGCCGCTGGAGCGAATCTTCGATACAGATGCGGACTCGGCCAAGCGCATATCTCAAGCTCTGCACCGATTGAAAATTACGGCGATCACTGCAGATGGGGAAAATGGAACGGTTTCTGTCCTCTGCAAGAATGCAATCTCGTCTCAGATCGACAAGAAGCTGCCGAAGCGTGTTCACGAAATTGATATCACCTATACCGGGAAAACCACGGTAGAGGTAAATCCGCCAGCTATCCCATTTTCAGGCTCTGCGGGGTCACCCGTTTGGTTTTCGCATGGAGGGAGAATTGCCTGCGGCTCTTCTGTAACGTCCAGTCAAGTGTTTGACGCAGGTACGCTTGGCTTTCTAGCACGTCTAGCGAGGGTGTCCGGATTTTTGTGTAACCGGCTCATGAGCGACACTGTCGCTCCGAACCGGAGACACCATGAGCAAGACGCAACACCCCATCACTGACGAGTTGCTGGATCAACTCCTGGCCAACTACCAGAAGCCTGAAGACCTGATTGGTGCCGATGGCATCCTTAAGCAACTGACTAAGAAGCTGGTCGAGCGCGCACTGGATGCGGAGCTAACCCACCACCTGGGCCACGACAAGCATCAGCCGGTCAGCAACCCGACTGGCAACACCCGCAACGGTTTCAGCCGGAAGAAACTCAAGGGCGAGTTCGGCGAGTTGCCCATCGAAGTGCCGCGCGACCGGCATGGCACCTTCGACCCGCAGATCGTCGAGAAGCACCAGACCCGCTGGACGGGCTTCGACGACAAGATCCTCTCGCTCTATGCCCGCGGCATGACCGTGCGCGAGATCCAAGCGCACTTGCAGGAAATGTACGGCGCTGAGGTGTCGCCCAGCCTGATCTCCTCGGTGACTGATGCTGTGGCCGATGAGGTGAAGGCTTGGCAGTCGCGCCCGCTCGATATGGTCTACCCCATCGTCTACCTCGACTGTATCCACACCAAGGTGCGCGAGGGCGCCGTGCGAGTGAAGGCAGTGTATCTGGCGCTGGGTATCAACCTGGCCGGCGAGAAAGAAATCCTCGGCCTGTGGATCGCCCAGAACGAGGGTGCGAAGTTCTGGTTGCAGGTGGTGACCGAGCTGCGTAACCGTGGCGTGCAGGACATCTTCGTCGCCTGCGTGGATGGCCTGAAGGGCTTTCCCGAGGCCATCGAGGCGGTGTTCCCGCACACCAGCGTGCAGTTGTGCATCGTGCACATGGTCAGGCATAGCCTGAACTACGTGTCGTGGAAGCGGCGGGCTGAGGTGGCTGCTGACCTGAAGCGGATTTACCAGTCCAGCACGGCTGACGAAGCTGAGCTACGCCTCGGTGAATTCGAGGCCAAGTGGGATGACGACTACCTGCCGATTGGTCAGTCCTGGCGGCGCAACTGGGCCAGGATCACGCCGTTCTTCGACTTCCCGCCGGAGATCCGCAAGGTTATCTACACCACCAACGCCATCGAATCGGTGAACATGAGCCTGCGCAAGATCACCAAGAACCGCGGCTCGTTCCCCAGCGACGAGGCGCTGCTGAAACTGTTCTACATGGCGTTGCGCAACATCAGCAAGAAATGGACGTTACCGATCCGTGACTGGAAGGCGGCGCTGACGCGCTTTACGATCAGCTACGAAGGCCGGCTGCCACAGCAGTAACCCCAACCCCGGTTACACAGAATTCTGCACACCCTCCGTCTAGCAGATGGTCGTCTTGTTGGCTTTTCGAATAACCACGTGACCGGTGAATGCAACCATACCCCGCCAGGTATGCACATTCTTAGTCCTTCCCCGCTCGATGCTACTCCATCCAGCCCACCGCCATTGGCCATAGGCTCTCATTTCGCCTTGGTTCCGCTTCACAGCGGAGATCCAAATCAGATCAGCCTTCAAGAAACTGACGCAGCGATTTTCTTGATCACCGAGCCAGATTGCGTCTCTTCGATGCAAGGGAACGGCTTCTATGACACTCCAGCTGAAACTATTCCCTTACATGCGGGACTAAGAGTCAAGAAGGTTGGCAGAACGACAGGACTGAGAGTTGGCACGGTTTTGGGTGAGATGGTTGTCCCGTTCTTCATCCCTTACAAGTCCAGCAAATTCCAGTCTATAGTATATTTCTCTGGCGTCTGGGCGGTTGAGGGCGACGGCGGAAACACCTTCTCTGAAGGTGGTGACAGCGGATCTCTCGTTGTTACTGCCGATGGAACGAAAGCGGTCGGAGTGGTCTTCGCGGGAGGTGGTAATGTGTCATACATTCTCCCTATCGACAAAATCCTCGACCTTTTCACTATGACGCTAGTGTCAGGACACAACTCGGAGCTAGCAAATGAACAGCCGTCAAGCAGCAGCGACGTTACTGCGTAGGCTGAACCTGCCTGAAGGAACAGCAAACGTGGTGGTTGATGATCAACGCGACCCAGCTGAGCTGACAGTGCTCGTATTCTGCCCTCCAAAGCCGATGCTTGTAGTGGATGAGTGGGAGGGGCACCCGGTTCGCATACTGTTTACTGGCGCTCCGCCAATGGCCCATCTCCACTGAGATGAAGCCCCGCACCCGAGGGGCTTTTCGTCCCCGCCCGCCTTTGACAGATGCCCTCCGCCGCCCTGGGAAAGCAGCAGTCCAGCACGGGCCGCCCCTCGACTCCAGCGCGGCCTTTTCACATCAGCCGCGCATTTGATACATTGAGGTGTCCTTGAAGGCACAACACCGAAAGGACTAGGCCGCGCCGGAACCTTCCCCGGCGCGGCCTTTTCGTTCCTCCCTGCCCCTCTCGCCACGGCCTACTCTGAAGCATCTCGCCCAGGAGTTTCCAATGACCAACTCTCCTCTCCCCGTCCGCTCTATCGCCTCAATCTGAAAATCAACGCCATCGGCTCGGCCGTCGAAGAGTTGGCGATCTGGGGCGAGCAGCAAGGATCGACCGAAACCTCCGATGCCGTGAAGCCGCACCTGGATACGCCGATCGAGAATGCGGGCTTCATTTCGGAAGCGTTGGTGGAGTTGGCTATCTAGGAGGTTGGGCCAGAGCCGGGGTAACTGTACAGAAAGCCAGCATTGAATCTAGTGCCACTATTCGCTACAGTTTGCCATACGCCAATGACGCACGAAGAAACGGATGATCTTCATCGAAACGCCAGTCTTCACGAAGCGGATTCTCGCGCTGGTAGACGACGAGACCTATCGCAAGCTTCAGGAAGACCTAACGCTCCACCCGGACGCCGGAGTGGTCATTGAAGGCACGGGTGGCGTGCGCAAGATTCGCATTGCTGCCAATGGCCACGGGAAAAGAGGCGGCGCCCGGGTCATCTACTACCATTTCACATCCGCCTCTCAAATTGCATTCCTGCTGGCCTATGACAAAGCATCGCAGGAAGATCTGACTGCCGATCAGAAAAAGATGCTTCGGCAGATCGTTGAGAACTGGAGATAGCCATGGACAAAGAACTCTTCGCTGAACTGGTCGAAAGCGTGACCCAGATGGACGAGATCGTGCGTGGCGAACGTCAACCTTCCCGCGAGTTCCACGTCGACGCGGTGAAGGTCAAGGAAATCCGCCGCGCTACTGGCCTGTCCCAGGCCAAATTCGCCCGAAAGATCGATGTTGCTGTTGGAACCCTGCGCAATTGGGAGCAAGGGCGCCGCGATCCCGAGGGGCCTGCCCGCGCCCTGCTCCGGGCCATTGATAATGATCCGGTTCATGTTCTGGCTGCCCTGAATGGTGGCCCGCGAGAAAGCTAACTACTCCGCCTTACCAGAGCCCGGCACAGCGCCGGGCTTTTCATTTCTGCCTGCTTAAGCTTAACGCCTTCGTCCTTTCGGCAGCTTGCTGCTGTTCTGCCTCGCCCACTTCTTTACGTCTATCGCGAACCATCGCTTGGACGCCTTAACCGTGCCGCATGGCTGCAGCGGGTCAGGGAAGTCCGGTCGAGTGACCACGCGCCCCTCCACCGTGACCGGCGAAAGTTTCAGGTACGCACCGATTTCTTTCGTGGTCCAGAGTTCGTCCTCCGGAGCCACTTTCGGGCTGCGCAGGTGTGCCAGCAGGTCGCGGATGGCGCCGGCCAGGTCCTGTTCTGGTACCTGGTGATTCTCTTCGATCATTTCTCACTCCTTACGTTGCGCGCTACGGCCGGGCGCGGCGTTGCTTCGTGGCGCTCGCGGGCAACCAACTCACCGTCAACCACCTCGGTCGGTTCTTCATGGCACACCTTCTCCAGGGCCTTGAGCGCAGCGCGGATGTAATTCGGTACGGCTACTGACTTTTGGTAGTGCTCGAGCAGCCGCTGCTTGCCGTCCTCCGTCACGCATTGGAAGTGGTCGAGAGCCTCTTTGGCGGTAGTGACGATTTCCTCTGGCTCTGCTCCTACCTCGCAACGAACCCAACCGATCAGGCGGCGCAGGTGGTTCATCTCGGCCCGGGTCAGCCGGCGCGCGGTCATCTGCCTACTCACCAATCACCTCCGGCTTTCGCTCAACCGTGCGGATCGATCCGTCCTGGCTGTGGACGGTGAGTGCGGGCCGCCGAATCTGCACAGTGCCGTTCGGCGCCATTTCCTGACGCGGGACTCCGTAAAAGGGCCCGCCCGGGGCGAACGGATCGGGGATTGCCGACGGATTCTCAAGCAGGAACTTCTGGAACAGGTTCTGGACCGCTGCGGTAAGGGGCCCCGTGTTCCCTCGGTTGGAGCGGCCGCTCTTGTGGTCTGCGCTGTCCTCGAACTCCCCACCAATCCAGAGCAGGCCGCCAACGACTCCGGCGTCGCCCGCGCAGACCTCGGCAGCCTCGGCACGGTGGGCATGATTCACCCCCAGGAGATCGCACAGATCGTCGAACGACAGGGCCTGCTCGATCATGGCTGAGTTTCCGATAAGCCAGGCACCGCTCTCCTCCATGGCTTGTCTCGCAGCTCTGGTGCGATCCAGATATGCCGCTCGCTCGCGCTCAAGCGCCTGCTCGGTGAACGGCATGCCCTTGAGGAGCCTCCGACACACTTGGCGATACTCGGCGAAGCTGGTGTTGCGATCGGCGCACACCGCGCGGACGAACATCCGGAGGGCCGCCAAACGGACGCGCAGGTTACGGCGACTGTCGGCGTAGATATCGATCAGCCTGTGCAACGTTGCGCCCTTCATGACCGGCTCTCCTTGTTCGTGTCGCAGATCCGCAGGTCGACCCCGCAGGCCTGGACCAGTTCGGTCAACTCGCCGAGCTTGGTGTTGGGGTTCTGCATCGCCTGGCCCAGGCGGACCAACTGCTGGCCGAGGGTGGCGAGCGGGGTAGGGCGATACCCTGGTGGTGGAATGTCGGAGCCTCTCATCACTGGCATACCTCCCAGATGAACAGGGTCTTGAACGGCTGGAGTGCGGCGCCGGCGGCAACAGTGGCCAGGCCACACAGCGCGACGAGTGCGATGGCGGTCAATGCTTTTCTCATGCCCCGCTCCCGCCCGCCTGCTGGCGCCTCAGTTCGTTGACCACCAACTCGACGGCTTCAATCACTGGCACGCCGACGTAGCCGTCCTCGATTGCCACGCGATCAAGCCAGCGTTCCAGGGTTTGAAGGCCTTCGGCCAACTCGCGCCGCTCCTCATTCGCCTGGTCCTCGCGCAGGGCGGCACCGGTCTGCTCGAACTGGGCCAGGTGATCCTCCAGCGGAGGCAGGTCATGGGCAGCTTCCTGGGACTGGTCGGCGGTGCCGGTGATGGGGTCGAAGGCAGGAGGCTTCAGCGCCTGTGCTGGCGCTTCGTTGAATGCCTGAGCGCGCGGAGCAAGGCCGAGTGGGTCGCGCTCGCGGGCCAATCCCGGCGCGGGGAGGGGGCGCTCGCCCGCATTACCCGGTCCGGAAACAGGTTCGCCGCCAGGATTGCCCGGCTCCGAACTCGCTCCAGCGCCACTCAATGCCGCCAGTGCGATCTGTCGCATGTTCGCCGCCGGCATGTTGTCCTGCTCGGGACAGGGGAACTCGGCGATGGTGTGGAGCGCCAGGAGGGCTCGCTCGAGCGGATGCTCTTCTGCAGCCTCGGCGCCGGCCAGGTGTTTCGCTACTGTTTCCCGGATGACGCGCAGCGCGTTCAGGGCTTGGAGCGAGCTGCCGTCCTGGCCGAGCTTGGCGGTCAGATCGATCTGTTTAAACAGGGCATGGGTCATAGGTCACCCCCTTGCTCGGCGCTGCGCACTGCCTGGTAGGCGAGGGCGTAGCAAGCCATTTGCACCAGCAGGCTCAAAGCCGCGAGTGCGGGGTGATCCGTGAGGGCCAGGGCTGCCACGTGTAGAGCGCCGGTAGGGATGGAGAGCCAAGGGCGGGCGAGCAGGTTCGCGGCTCCTTGCCCCTTGATGCCGCCGGCGAATATTAGCAGCCAGCAGAGGACGTTTAGTGCCGCCGACACATAGAAGGCGAACTGGTGGATCGACCCCTGACTGAAGTACAGGCACGCGCTGATCAGCAGGCTGACCGCGGTGCTGGTGAGGGCTTGCTTCATGATCAGCGATCTCCGGCGGCAGCGGTCAAGGCGTCGAGTAGCGCATGCTTTCGGCGCTGTCCATGCAGGTACTCGCGCAGGGCAACGACGATCAGGGAGTTCATGCTGCGCTCGTCTCGCTTGGCTTCGGCTTCGACCTCGGCCCTCAGGCCGTCCGGCAGACGGACAACGAACTTGTCCATGTCCCGGCTGGTGCTGGTCGGCAGTTCGGTTACAACGGTTGCTCGTTTCATGGGATCTCCAGTGGCGCCATCGCTGGCGCCGGGGCGAGGGTGGCTACTTGCTGATGCCGATGAAGGGAAGCGGGGATCCGCTGGCCATGTAGGTGGGCAGCTTTCCGTCCCACTTCTCGACGGCATTGAGGGTCACGACGTCGGGGTTCGAGCGCAGCGCCTGGGCGCGGATCTCGATCGCTTTCGCGTCGGCGGTGGCCAGGGTCAGCTTCGCGTCCGCCTCCCCTTGGGCCCGAGCGCGTTCCTTGTCGGCTTCTGCCTTGGCTTGGGCAACCTCGTTACGGCGTTGCTCGGCCATCTGGGTGGCCTGGATCTTCGCGTTTAGGCTCTGCGTGACCTGCGGCGGGAGGACCAGGTCGGATGCGTAGTAGATGCGCTCGATGTTGATGCCGATGGGCGCCACCTGGTCGCGCACGCGCTTCTCGACGGCCAGCAGCAGGTCCGCCTTGCCGGCGCCATAGACGCTCTCGACTGGAAGCTTCGAGGCAACATCGTTGAAGGCATCGCGCACCATGTTCCGCAGGAACTTGTTCGTGATTTCGTCGATACCCGCCCGGTATTTCTGGAACAGCGTCGTCACCTTGTCGGGGGATACCGAGTAGGTGATGCCGACGGCGCCGCCAACCTTCATCCCCTCGACGGTCTGGAAGCTGATCGCTTCCTCGCCGCCCCAGGTTTCGGTCTGCGTGAAGGTGGGGAACAGGTAGAGCTCCTCGTTCACGCCTACCCAGTAGCGCCCAGTTCCGACCTCACGCGTCTCCACACCCTTCTCGGAGCCGTAGAGATTGACGATCACGCCGACGTTGCCGGCAGGCACCTTCGAACAGCCCGCCAGGACGGCGAGCAGGCACAGCATTGCAGCAGCGGGAATCCGCTTCATTGGTCTTTCTCCTTGCTGGTGGTGGCCGCTTCTTCGCGGCGGGTGTTGGCGAGGTGGATGCCGAGGCAGACCGAGGCGATCAACCAGACGCCAGGGATGGCGAATCCCGCGAAGACCAGAACATCGTCGCGACTGCTGACCAGGGCCGGCCCAATGCCGCCCACCAAGGCGACGGACAACCCGGCATAGGCCAGCAGGGCGATACAGATCAGGAAGAGCTTCCCGGGCTTGATGAGAGGTTTGTTGTCCATGCTTTCCTCCAGGCAAGCCGATGGCCTGCCGCGGTTGTTGGCTTTCGCGAAAATCGGTTGGTTACTGCTGGGCTGCTTCGGCGCGTTCGGTCTGCCGCGTCAGATCAGCCCTCTCTGTTGCAGGTCGTTCAGTTCTGCGTCCGCAAATGCGGCCGCCGCCTTCAGGTCTGCCACGGTAAGCTCGTCGAGCGTCTTGCCCAGGCCCTGGATGTGCCGGGCGAAAGCGCGCTGTGCCGGCCCGTTGTAGCCATGGCAGAAGTCGGCCGCTGCGCGCAGTTCACCGTCGAGCTGCAGCGCCAGGATGTTGAGAGGATCGCTTCTGTCCCAGGCCATGATCACGCCACCCAGGCCACGCCATCGCGGCGAGCAGTCAGACGAGCTTCGATCTTCCTTTCGCCGCCACGGCGCGCCCGCATGGCCGGGTCTTCATCGAGGATGGGTTGTGCTGCCGCCAGGAGGGCGAGGATGCCAACGCACAGGGGGCTGATAATCTGGCGCTTGTACGCCTCCAGCACCAGGCCGCGGATAGTCTTGGCGCCGAGCTTGAACCGCGCATCATCCAATCGCTTGGATACGGTCCCTGGCGCGATGCCCATCAGCTTGGCGATCTCCTTTGCGGTCAGGTCGCTCGCCGCATGCAGGGTGGCCTCCAGTTCGCGCGGAGCGAGACCCATGCCGAGACGGCCTTGCCAGGTTTCGGTGCTGATGGTAACGGTGGTCATGAGCAGTATCCAATATTTAGCCTTGGCTTAATTTAGCTTCGGGCTAATCATTCGGTCAATAGCTTATAGCTAAATTATTTTCGCTATTCGATAAAAAGCCCGCTCCAGGCGGGCTTGGGTTTACGCATCAGTCGAGGAAAGGCGGCGATGTATCGAGCTCACCGCAGGGGCAGGGCGGTCGTCTGCTCAGCGCTGAGTCAGGAGGGAAGGGCAGGAACGAAAAGGCCGCGCCGGGGAAGGTTCCGGCGCGGCCTGGTCCTTTCGGTGTTGTGCCTTCAAGGACGCCTAAATGTATATCAAATGCGCGGCTGATGTGAAAAGGCCGCGCTGGAACCTGGTTCTCCTGCCCTGTCTATTGGGATATATAGAAGCCCGTGCTCGCGGACTTGGCTCTATTTCTTTAAAGTTGATACATACTCTTTCAGGACGTTGATTGCCTCACCAGCAACGCCTACCAAGCCATCTGGCCAAGAAATCTTCTGGTCGTCTGGCTTTGGCTCTGCGGATAGGCGTGCTAATAGAAGCGTAAGTCCTACGGGAAGCGCCGCTAGCAGCCACAGCAACCAGTGATCGACAACTGCCTTGGTTTGAATGCAGTGCCACACATAAGCTCCGAACGTGAAGAACAGCATCAGAACTACAACGTAGACGGTGCAGAACATCCAGCCCCGCTGTGCTCGCCTTGTAGCAGCCTCTTCTAGCTGCTCTTTTTCCCACCGCTGCCGAAGTCCGTCGAATAGAGGGACTTCTGGTGCTGGCCCTTGAGAAAGATCCTTTGAATCATGCTCTTCCATGGACATGAGCGCTTCTTAATCAGTAATAGCGGTGATGAGTCAGGGGGGAATCTTGCGAGCCCCTCAGCAATCCGAGATTCTGCAACCGATAGTGCATAGCCGCCCCTGAGACATCAAGCAAGCTCGCCATTTCTTGCACGTCGGTCATGTTCTTACTGTACACCATCCACTCAACTACCTCTTGAGGCATCAATAGCTCGGCGGCAAACGTGTTAGCATCCCGTTCACGGTAGTAAGCGGTGCTGGAGCTATAGTTTCGAGCGTTGTCCCGCATCGCTGGACCATGCTGTAAGGCCCAGTGCGCAATCTCATGAGCGACGGTGAAGCGTTGCCGCACGCGTGCATCATCAGGGTTGAACCTGATTGTTGGCACGTCGTTTTCAAGGGTAAAGCTACCGCTCAGATCATGGTAGGTCATGCTGGGGTCGGGCAGAACCTTAGCCCCGGCCATCTTAGCAATCTTGAAGGGGTCTACAGGAATGGAGCGGTCCCAGTAGCGATCCAGGATTACGCGTGCGGTTTTGATCGGCATTGCTTTCCTCCTGTCTGCTGCTAGTCATGGGGGGGCGAAATTTTACGCAGCTTGCGTAAAAACTTAAAGCTCTAGCGATTAAAGCCATACCCGACTAGGTAAGGGGCAGCTATGAAGGAGAGCGTAACATATCTAGCCAATAGGCTTTGATATGCCGCCCGTCATGCTTTAGATATCCCCACCCCGCCAGATGACCTGGTTACCGCTTGAAGGCTCCACGCGAGCGCAGCGTCGACCACCAAAACACCCAGCCGATGATGTTAATGCCTTGAGACTGCATTTCCTTCGGCGAGTACTCCTCGTCGTCATGCTCGGCTCGGTTGAAGCTGCGCAGGCGCAGGCCGCCGCCTGGCAACCGATACAGGTACTTCACCCGCAGCATGCCTTCGTGTTCCAGGGCGTAAATCTCACCGTCGATAACGTCCGTGGCTGATTGATCGATGCCGATGGTCGAGCGGTCCATGATCAGTGGCTCCATGCTGTTGCCCCTGATCTTTGCGCAGATCGCCTTTTTCGGATTGACGCCGGCCTCGCGGAGCGCGGGGAGCGAGAATCGGAGCTTGCGCCCAGGTATTTCCTGTACAGCTATCCGGCCGTCGCCCGCGGCCAGCTCCACCTGGTCGTAGTACGGCAGTTCCACCTCATCCTCGTCCAGAGTAGTCTCATTGTCCCAAACGGAGATAGGGCCGGCATACTCCGCTTCCTTGGTTGAGTCTATGAGAAGTAGTTGCTGAGCGCGCTTTTGTGCTAGGTCGAGCCATCCGCGCGGCAAGCCCTCTAGCTCTTCAATGCGGCGCGCAACGTCGTCACCTAGGTTTTTCCTCGTCTTATCTGAAAGAATTTGGCTGAGGTGGGCCGGACTCATCTCCCAGCGTTCCGCACAGGCACTCTTGCGCTGACCGCCAATGAGCTGGATGAGATTTTGCTTTCTGATCTGATAGATATCCATGGCATGCACGATGCCATCATTTAGCAAGCGGCTAAATGTACTCATAGCTAAATATCCTCTTGAGCAAATATTAGCCATGAGCTAAATTCTCCTGACGTAATGAGGAGAACCACTCATGTCTGATCATCTGCGCGGATGGCTTGCTGCCACGTCTGCAGAAGAGCGCGAGCGCGTAGCGAGAGAGGCTAAAACCTCTGTGGCGCACCTTTGGCAACTAGCCGGAGGTCACCGCAAAGCCTCCCCATCCCTCGCTGAACGGCTTCAAGACGCATCTGGCGGCCAAATCACTATTGCTGGTCTGCGGCCTGACCTAGTCGGCTTCGCCGAAAAAATCTTGCGCGCCTCAATCGATGCGGCCCCAACCCAGCAGTCCACAAGCTCCGCCGACCTTGAGCCCATTCTGCCGTCCGAATCCCGCCTCAGGCAGTGCGCTGATACCGCTGTTCAGGCATCCAGTGCCGAGGTGGCCTCGTGAGCTGGCCTATGTTGCCGGACAGGGGGGGATCTCGAGGCCTGCCAAGCGAATCAGTTTCGCATGCTAAACCGCCACGGGCCGAATCATTAAACCCGGTTAAAAGCCCAAGGGTTTCCTACTGGTGGAAGCTCTGCACAGAGATCCGGGGTGACGCGCCCGAAAAAGGGGCACTGGCAACCCACTATTCCTATGAACGCCCCTGTGCGGAGTCTGGGCAGGGTAACCATCGTCAGGGCCTCTTCAGGGCCTTCGTTTACATGGGCGCTTGGGATATTTCTAAACGGGTGCAGGCTGTCTGCGCCGTTCAACGAAATTCGGGAGCTTGCACTTTGAAAAAGTCTCATACGCGCGCTCGCGCCCCTTCCACTGGGAAGCGCGTCCGAAATTCGGACGCGCAAACAAAGCCACCCTGACCTGGGTTGCGCTTTTCAGAATGTGTGGAGGATAGGGATTCCCTGTCTCCAGACAGCAAAAAGCCCCGCTTTCGCGAGGCCTTTAGTCGGTAGTCGTTGGAGCGACTGCCTGGATATCAATTTGTCTTTCGAAGGACGAATTAACTATGCAACAGAAAACTCAAAGCGCGCAAGTCCCCTGCGCCGTTACCACTGACCACCAGGTTTGCTTCGATCCTCTCAACGGGGATGAGTTCTTGTTCTCCATTGTTGCCGACCGGCCGGTTGACGCGGCTCTGGCCGCCGCCGAGGACATCAGCGATGCGGTTCACCTGATTCTTTTGAGAATGACCCGGGCGATGGACGATGCCGGCGAGCCGCTGCTCTCTCAGGAACTCAATACTCTCGCCCTGCTGGGGGCCATGTCTGGCGCATTGCTCAGAGCTTGCCGGGCGGGTGTCGCGACCCAATCCGGAAATCCTGAAAGCGTGTCGCGACACGCAGGCGGTGCAGCATGAGCGCGGTCTGGAACAAGCCCCAGTCGTCTGCACTGAAGGCTCCGATATCTCAGCTTCCGCCGCGGAGATTCGCAGCGATTAACCCGACCACGACGGTCGAAGAGGCGTTGAGCGAGGCGATCGCGCTGACGCTAAGTGTTTCTAGCATTCTCGGAGCACTGACCACCTCCGACGAAGAGCACGCGTGCTTGTATGCCTTGGAGATTGCTGCAGAGATGGCTGGCGATTTGGTTGACGCCGCGCTCGACTCCCTGCGTGAGGAGGGCCGGCAATGAACCTCGCAAACCTGATCAGTAAGCAGTGTTCCCGCGACCCGTCTGAGGTACTCACGGACGAGCAGGCGATGTCTCTTTGGGGGGAGCGTGAAGTAGCCCGGCAGGCTGCTCAGAACATGGCGCTTGGTGTCGCCGCTGTTGGGAACCTGCTGGCGAACGTTGGCGCTGAAGGCGAAGTAGGCCAGGAAACCTCAGAGCGTCTCGGCTGGTTTCTGGAGGAGATCGGGGGGGGCATCTTCCAGTTGGTGGAGCTCGAACAGGTCCTCTCGGATCGCATCAACCGGCAGAAGGAGCGGAAGCAATGAGCGCCTCAATCACCATGCTCCGCCAGGGTATTCGGGCAGAGCGCGACCTGACCTCGCACCTCTGGACGATCCTCAACGAAATGCGGCTACAAAGGCAACTCCCAGAGTGGGCCGAGCGCGCCATCGATGGCACTTCGCAGCAGGCGGACGAGATCAGCGCGCATCGCAAGCAGGTCGACACGGTCCTGTTCGAGTTGGTCCCTGGGCTTCGCGAGGATGTCGAAAGGACTGATCGCGAGAGCTACCTCGAATGGAGAGCCCGTGAGCGCGAGGTTAAGGACGCGCTGGGAGGTGGTCATGTCTGATCTCTCGAAGGCACAGGCCTCTCGTCCTCCGCTTCCTGTCGACGGGGAGGTGATGGAGCGGGTCGAGCTCAGTCGTAATGAGTTCGATCTATTCAACCACGCTCGGAGCGATATGACGCAACTTCGGGCTCTGCTGATGGACTCGGTCGTTCCTGCCCTAGGTGGTGGAGGGCACCCCGTTGTGACGGAGATTCATGACCTGATCGAGCGGATCATCTTGTGCACCGGGAATTTTCTCTACCGCTACAACCAGCAGATCGGCGCCGCCTATCGGGAGCGTGACCTGTGAACCCTGGCAGCTTCGATACCGGCGACACGTTTCAGCGTGCGTCTTCAGGCGATGGAATTCTGTTCTGGTTCATCTCCACACCGGCCGTTCAGAAGGGTGGGATTGCGATAGCCCAGATGGTCGCCCCGTTCTCGACCGAGGAAGAGGCCCAGCGCGGCGCCGATCTGCTGAACGACCGCTACCCCGGCAACCGTTGCTGGGTAGGCCGTGGCGAGTACGCGCCGGAATACGCCACCCCTGATCGTTTGGACCACGACGCCAAGCGAGCACGCGCCGACCTCGCCGGGCTTCTGTCTGGCATTACCGGGAGGAGCGGCCATGACTGAGCTCGATATCAAGAAGTCTTTGCGCTCGAGGAGAGGGCTGGTCCCGGACACTCCGTCAAGGCTGTGCGGGACGTTTAGCTACGGCTTGCACTACCACGGCCCGCAGCAGGTTCTGGACGATTTTCTTGGGCGGGTAGAGCGCGAGCAAGATCACGCCAAGCGATTAATGCAGGCACAGCGCACGATCGGCGCGCTGATGGCGTTGTCGGCGGCGAAGGTCAGTCCGGCTTGCGCCTGGTACACACACCGCGACGTGTTCCGACGCCTCGCTGAGCTTACCGGCGAAACGGAAAACGCACTGGTGCAGATGGCGGGAGTAGAGCGATGAACCTGACTACCATCGGCGGCCAGGCCGCCACCATGACCAGCCGGGAGATCGCGGATCTTGTTGGGTCGCGTCACGACAATGTACGCGTGACCATTGAGCGGCTGGCCGAGCGCGGGGTGATTGCTTTACCTGCAATGCAGGAAAAGCCCACTGCTGGCCGCCCCGCTCAGGAGTACGTCTTCACCGGCGACCAGGGCAAGCGCGACAGCATCATCGTCGTCGCCCAACTCTATCCGGAGTTCACCGCCCAGTTGGTGGACCGCTGGCAGGAACTGGAACAGCAGGCTTCCCGGCCACTGACCGCCGCCGAGCAATTGCTGGCCAGCGTGCAACTCACCGTCGATCTGGAGCGGCGACAGCGGCAGACCGAGCAGCAGGTGGCAGCGCTGGCCGAAACCGTCGGCGACATGGACCGATCGCACCCGCTGCTCGACTCGATCCCCAACGGCATGGAGAGCATCAGCGCTATCCGGCAGCGGATCGGAAAGCAGTACGGCCTACCGCCCAGGGTGATCGACGCGGTGGTGCGCGAAATGCCGCACAGCCCGCGCCCCTTCGCCATGGTGCGCAGCAAGCACGAGGAACTGAACGCGCGGCCCTTCGCGGTCTGGGCTAAGGCCGAGATCAGCAGGGTATTCGAGCGCTTCGCGCGCGGCTGCACCTTCGTGACCCAACACCGAGCCACGCACCCGGATTTCGGCGCCGGCCGGGAGCGCTTCCAGATGCGCGGCACCCCTTCGCAGGAGATCGGCGAATGACCACACAACCGAAACCGGGCCGGATCACCACCAGCCCCAACGGCCGCCCGGTGATCGCCGGGCCCTGGCCGTCCTACCGTCAATTCCGCGACCTGCCCGAGCGTGAGCGCTGGGTGCTCTATGGCCACGCCAAGGCATGCCGCGGTGCGCTTGAAGATCAAGGATTCCTCATGGCCGAGGGATATCACGACTTCGTGAAGCGCGTCACCGAGGAGTTAGACATATGAGCGTTCAGGCCATGACCTGGGCACTGGAGCAGCAGGTCGTTACCGATGCCGCCATGAGGCATGTGCTGTTGTGCCTGGCGAACTATGCCAACGAGGCGGGAAAGGGGGCGTTCCCTTCTATCGCCACGCTGAGCAGTGATACAGGGCTATCCGAGCGGACTGTCCAGTACAAGCTCCGGTCCCTCGAGGAGGCTGGTGTGATTCGCCGTGGAAACCAGGCAATCGCTGCCGCCTACATCTCGCACCGGGATCGCCTGCCGATGGTGTACGACCTCTCGATGGAACGGGGTGCAACGGTTGCACCGGGTGCAAATGACGACGTAACGGGGTGCAAACCACGACGTAACGGGGTGCAACTGACGACACAACGGGGTGCAACGGTTGCACCCGATCCGTCACTTAACCACCAAAGAACCACCAATGAACCTAAAGAGCATGTCCAAACCGGCGAAACCGGTTCGGACGACGTGGGTGATCGGAAGGGAAAACCCGAGTCTGGGAAGCGGACGACCAAGCCCAATCCTCTGGATGGTTTCGAGGAGTTTTACCAGGCCTACCCAAAGCACAAGGATCGAGCGAAGGCAGAGAAGGCTTGGCGGAAGATCGACCCTGCTCTGCACCCTGTGATCATGGCGGCGCTTCCGAAGCACTGCCGACAACGTGATTGGCTGAAGGACAACGGCCAGTTCGTTCCGCTGCCGGCCAGTTGGCTCAACGGGCGACGATGGGAAGACGAGATAGCCCCTGATGCTGGCCCGGCATCGAACTTCACCAACCTCCCCAAGCACACCCCCGACATGTATCAGGACCGCGACGATGGCAGAGCAAATTTTTAACTTCTGGCGTAAACCCAACCGCAAGAGCGAAGAAAGCCCTTCTCTTCGCTGCCCGGTTCACGGTGACTACCACGCGATCCAGGTGGAGCAGTTTGATGGCAGCTACTTGACCTGGTCTTGCTCTCGGTGTGTTTGGGATGGGGTGAGTCGCGGGCCGGGGAGCGAGGAGTTTTCGGTGGCCCTGGCTGAGAAAACCCAACGCAAGATCAACGAGTTGCTGGTTGGCTCTGGCATCCCCGCTCGCTACCGGGTCAGCACTTTCGAGACTTACCGCACCGATGGCAAGGCGGAGAAGGCGGCGGTGCTGGAAGCATGCCGGGAGTATGCCGAGCGATTCGTGGAGAACTTCCAGGACGGCCGCTGCCTCTTGCTCCTGGGCAACCTTGGGACGGGCAAGACCCATCTCGCGTGCTCAATCGTCCAGTACGTCGTACGGAACCTTCAGGCCCAAGCAGTGATCACCTCGGCGTCGGAAATAATCCGTGTGGCTAAGGGGGCGATGAATCGGGCGGCGAAGTACACCGAACGGGACGCTCTCGAAGAACTGGCGGGCTTCGACCTGTTGGTGATCGACGAGCTCGGCGCGCAGAGCGGTACCGAGTACGAATTGGGGCTGCTCCATGAGGTGATTGACCGCCGGTATCGGGAGATGCGGCCTACGGTGGTGGTTTCGAACATGAGCGCGCAGGAGGTCGCCAAGTACATCGGTGATCGTGCGGTGGATCGTCTCCGCGAGAACGGCGGCAAGGCTGTTGGTTTCACCTGGGGCTCCGCTCGCCGGGAGGTTCTGGAGTGAGCCGGGAGCTGTACAGCGAAGAGGCTGAGTTCGGCGTGCTCGGCGCTATCTTGCAGTCCGCGCTCCAGCAGAATCAGGCGCTGGTTGACGAGGCCTTGTCCAGCGTGACCGCTGCCGATTTCTACTTCGAGGATAACGCCGCGCTGTTCCAGGCGATCAAGGATTGCTACGAGGAAGGGATTCCCGTCGATCCGGTGACCGTGGGAGTGGTCCGCGATGTGCTGCCCAGCGGCGCGAAGCTCATTCCCTATGCCGGGAACATTGCCCGCAATGTGCCTTCGGTGGCGAACTGGAGGACGTACGTCCGGCACGTCCGGGAGCGGGCCATCCTGCGTTGCTTGATCGACACGGCCGAGTCGGTGAAGGCCTCCGCCACGGATGACCGACCGTTGCCTGAGATCATCGCCAGAGCGCAGCAGGCGATGGCGGACCTGCGCGACCTCGATGACGAGGCGCCGAAGTACAAGCGGCTCGACGAGGTGATGCTCAAGGCTGTCGACGTTATCGACGACAAGTTCAACGGCCGCGCGCCTCAGTGGCCTAGCACTGGCCTGGCCGATCTCGACAAACTGGTGCGCGGCATCCGCCCTCGGAAGCTCACCGTTATCGCCGGCCTTCCCGGCAGTGGCAAGACCACACTTGCCCTGCAGATCGCCCAGTACAACGCCTGCGAGGCAGGGGAGCCCTGGCTGGTGTTCTCCCTGGAAATGCCTGAGGAGGAGTTGGGTGTGCGTTCCATCGCCTCGCTGGGCGGAGTGGACCTGAAGCGCCTGGACGATCCGCAGCAGTTGGGTGACGACGACTGGCCGCGCATCACATCTGCGGTGGCCAAGGCCAAGGGGGCGCCCTTGTTCATCTGCGACGATCCCAACGTGACCGCCAGCCAGATCCGCAGCACCGCGCGGCGTGTCAAGCGTGAGCACGGCCTGGCCGGCATCGTCGTCGACTATCTGGGCCTGATTCCACCAGAGGCGAAAGGGCGCACGCGCAGCGAGGAAGTGGGCAAGACCAACAAGTCGCTGTTGCGCCTGGCCAAGGAGCTCGGCGTTCCAGTCATCGAGCTGGCGCAGCTCAACCGCGACTCGACCAAGCGCCCCGGTAAGCGCCCGCAGTCGAGCGACCTGCGCGACTCGGGGGAGATCGAGGCCGACGCCAGTTGCATCCTGATGGTCCACCGGGACATGGACAGCGAGGCCGGCCAGAACGGCATCACCGAGATCCTGATGACCAAGTGCCGACACGCGCCGCCGGGCATGTGCCTGCTCCAGCAGCAGGGCATGTACGGACGATTCGTCAACTTCGCCGGCTCACGCGAGATGAGCCAAGAGGAGATCGAGATGGGGCGTAGCTACTTCGCCAACAAGCACGGCAAGAAAAAGGGGAAGGCCGCATGAGCAACGTACAACCGATGGCACCCCGCAAGGTCATGACCAGGCTGGAGCGGGAGTTTCTCAAGGTGGCCGGCCAGGAGCTGGCGCAGGTCAAGGTGGGCGGTGCTGCTGCCTTGGCTGCGCTGTTGGTCATGATCGCCAACTGGCACGGCGACCGCGGCACTCTGGGTTTTCACGACTATGGCCGGCTCTGGTTGCTGGACGGCAATGCGAAGGGCGCGGCGGTGGAAACGCTGCTGCGCGATCTGTTTGGCCTGAACGGTCCGGGGGCGGCATGAGCAGAACTCGAACCTACGTGGACAAGCTGCTGGGCGATACCGAGTATCTCCTCGAGCAGTGGGGGTGGTGGCGCATGGATGGGATGGGGGTTCCCGGGTATGTATCGCCGGCCGCCGCTATCATGAGCCAAGCCATGCCAATGTCGAGCCCCAAGGCCTACCACGTCACTGATGATATGGCCTTGGCCGTCGACCGGGTCATTGCTCGACTCATCGACAGGGCGCCGCAGGCCGGCGACTTCGTGTGGCTCTACTACGGCGCGAAGTGGCCGGCCCTGCGCATCGCGCGTGAACACCAGATCGGCGAGGCCAAGGTCAGGGAGACTCTGAAGTTGGCGGTGGGATGGGTCGATAGCGCTCTGGAGCGGTTCCGCGAGAGCGCTTGAAGAAATAGTTTTACGCGCGGAATGAAGGGTGTTTTCATACCAGCGTGAATTGCTGTGAACGCAGCGTGACGCACTCGAAACCCGGCCCTGGCGCCGGGTTTTTTATTGCGCCGCCGAGCCTGGCGCGGCATCATCAGGCCCCCGCCGATTCCGTGGTTTCCACCTGGGCTATTCCTCGACAGAGGCGGGAAGCCCGGCCGGCCCCTCCCGCCGGGCTTTTTCATTCGAAGGTCGAAACTCGGTAGACGGCAGTCTCACCTGCCACATCGGGCTGTAAGCAAAGTGACGGGTTACCGACCCACAAGGCCTTCACCCTTGCGATAATGACCGCCTTGACGTTGAGAGGTGGCTCGATGAGAAATCCTGATATCAAGGTCGTGAAGCTTGAAGGGGACGATCTTCCGCGTGCGCTTCGTGAATCTGGCTGTTCGGCCTGTTATGTAGTGATGCATGGCTTCACGCCGAGAGGAGGTTGTTTCTTGTCAGCAGAAGAGGCCGAGGCGGCAGCTGATGCCTTGCATAAGCAGATTCTTGGCGAGTTGAGATCGACGCTGGGCTCTGTCCGAGGGAAATGATCGATTAATGCAGGTGGAGCGCAGGATGCGCACAGAGGTAGTGGCCTCAGCCACCTGCTCCAGTTCAGGGGCCCGCCATTTAGGCGGTTCTGTTTCAAAGGGGCTGGCTGTCTATCCTGATAGGTGACGCAGTTCCGTTTTTGTGGATTGGCCAGATTTGACGGGTTGCCCGTGATGCGACAAATTGCCATCATCGGCTTGCCAACACTTCAAGCCATCGGTTCGCGGTCCCCATCTCCTTCTGGTGGCTTGAGCTGAAAGCACTCCTTTTGTCCCCCGGCTTCGGCCGGGTTTTTAACCTTTGACGAATAGTCTTGGTGGATCAACAGGGAGGCAGAGTGAGCTGCTATTGGATTGCCGAGACTGAAGTTGTCTCCACAGATGGACACTATCCAATCTATGCCATCATGCGAGGAACGGTGATGGTGAGCGACGTTGTGTATTCGAGGGCCGACGCTGAAGCGTTGCTGAAAAATATGCGCGAGGCTAAAGACTCAAACACTGAAGAGACGCAGTCTGACTAACGTGGACTACGGCTATCACTTCTTCTGAGCCAGATTGAACCATAAAGAGCCCAGCCTTCGAGCTGGGCTTTTTCGTTTCCGCCGCAAGGCAACCCAACACGCAGCTAGGCCCGTACAGCCGAACGGCGGATGTCCGCTCATCCGTCCGCCCCGCTGCGCTCCTTTTTCCTGGTGAGTGGAGTGGATCAGATGAGTGAAATTGATCTTGATGAGGCCAGCCTGCGTGACCTGGTGATGGTCAATGGCGGCCAGGTCGTAACGACTTCGCTGAAGGTGGCCGAACGCTTCGGAAAGCGGCACGACAACGTCCTTCGGGCTATCGACAACTTGGATTGCTCGGCTGGTTTCCGTCTCCTCAATTTTGAGGAGACGGTCATGTGGCGGGAAAATCCGAGCGGCGGAGAACCGATCAAGAGTCGAAGCTTCGACATGACCAAGGACGGCTTCATGTTCCTTGTGATGGGCTTTAGGGGTAAAGCCGCAGCTGCCTGGAAAGAAGCTTTCATCCATGCCTTCAACTGGATGGCCGAGCAGTTGTTCAAACGCTCAATGGACTTCAACACCATGCGCAACGAGCTGATGGCGGAGTACCGACAGGAGCGAGGGATTGCCAGCCTGGCTGGCAAGACCTTGCGTCGATGGCAGATCAAGGCACCGGTCATCGAACAGAAGATCATCGAGATCGAGCGCGAAGGGCAGTTGCAGCTGTTTCACGCCTGATCCGCCCGGAACCCACCCGACGAACGAAAGCCCGCCATTGAGCGGGCTTCGTCGTTTTAGAACCCCTGCGAGGGGCAGAGACTATGAAAATGCCAGAACGCCCTGAAACTTGGGCTGCGCTGCTTGCGTGGCTATCTGCGCACTATCCGCAGCTGTACGCCGCCGGCCTGTCCTTTGTGGTCGCGCTGACCCGGGTGATCTACGGCGGTGGAACGCGGCGCCAGGCGCTGCTCGAGGCAACGCTCTGCACCCTGATCACCTTGGGCCTGATTCCTGTCCTTGAGTGGTTTGGCCTTCCGCAGAACATGGCTACTGCTGCCGGGGTGTTCACCGGTTTCCTGGGTGTGAAGAAGATCGCCGAGTTCGCTGATCGGATCGCCGACTGGAAGTTTCCGCGTCGGGGGGCTGGCGAATGAAGATCACCGCCGATCAACTCGACCGCGCTACCAGCTGCGGCGCTGCTACTGCAACGACCTGGGTCGAACACATCAACGGCGCCATGGCCCGGTTCGAGATCAACACGCCCGAGCGTGCGGCGATGTTTCTCGCCCAGGTCGGGCACGAAAGCCAGAGCCTCAAGCGCCTGGTCGAGAACCTGAACTACTCCGCCGAGGGGCTGCTCAAGACCTGGCCGAAGCGGTTCGCGCCGGTAGAGGCTCGCCAGTATGCCCGCCAGCCCGAGCGCATCGCCAACCGCGTCTACGCAAACCGGATGGGCAACGGCTCACCGGATACGGGCGATGGGTATCGATACCGTGGTCGTGGTCTGATCATGATCACCGGCCACGATAACTACGCCGAAGTCGCCCGCGCCCTGGCGCTGCCACTAGTGGCGCAACCGGAGTTGCTTGAGCAACGGACCTGGGCTGCCATCGCGTCGGCATGGTGGTGGAAGTCGAGGGGTTTAAACGAACTGGCCGACCAGGGTCGCTTCGAGCGGATCACCCTCAAGATCAACAGTGGCTACAACGGCGCAGATGACCGTGCGGCTCGCCTCGAGTGGGCGCGTGCTGCGCTCAAGGGGGAATGATGCTCGGGTTCACGACGAAAGCTGAGGCGCGACGCATCGGCGCCTCGCACCACGGGAGCTATTACGGCATTCCGATGTGGCTAGGGGATGTCGATAGCGATTGCCCGCTAGCGTTCGCAAAGTGGGCGCCGCTTGAGATGGTCGTTTCCCTACTCTCGGTCATCGAGGGCATCGTGAATTCCATGCTCGACCAAGAGCCGACGTTCATGTTCAAGGTTGGTCGGAGGATCGACCAGTGACCTGGCGGCCATGGTTGGTGGTCGCTCTGGTAGCCGCGCTAGTGTTCTGGCGTATGGATCACCTGGCACAGGATCGCAAAGCTGAGCAACGCCGCGCCGAAGCTGCTGAGACCGAGCGTGACCGTAATCAGCAGATGATCGACCTGCAGGCCGGCGTTCTCGCTGAACAGCAACGCCAACTCGGTCGCGTCGCCGAGATCGAACGGCAAACCCGCCAACTCGGCCAAGCTCTGGAGGTCCAGGGCGCGCGCCACGCTGCGGCGTTACGGGAGTTGAAAGAGAATGACCAGGCTGTTCGCGACTGGCTGCGTGCTGGCATCCCTGCTGGCCTTGGCCGGATGTACGCCCGCCCCGAAACCACTGACCCCAGCGCCTACCGCGCAGCAGGCCAAGTGCCCGCTGACGCCGTGCCGTCTCCCCGGCCGTCCTCCGCTGGCGAACGGTGAAGATGCAACCGCGGCGATCGATGCTGTTGAGGCTGCGTTGACAGCGTGCGCGGTCCAAGTCCTGGACTGCATCGAGCGTCAGCGAGTGGATGAGCGATGAGAGGCAGTATCTCCGCTCGAGACCTCGATGATGCGGTGGCGTCTCTACGGGTCCTCTGTGGCGACCTGCCGAACAAAGTGTTGGCCGACGCCTTGAACCACACCGCGAACCAGGCGAATCAGGCCCTGGTCGGGGAGATCGACCAGGTCTTCGACCGGCCGACACCGTTCACCCGTAACGCCATCCGCATCCTGCATGCCACCTCACGCCGGCTTGAGGCGGCCTTGTGGGTGAAGGACGAAAAGGACCATGCCTCGAAGGGGCAGGCACCGGAGGACTGGGTAGCTCCCCAGGTCTTCGGAGGGCCGAGGGTGGACAAGGCGTCGGAGCGGAACCTCCAGGCCCGGGGCATCTTGCCGGCGGGCATGTTCGTCGTTCCAGCGGAGGGCGCCCGGCTGGACCAGTACGGCAACATGAGCCGAGGCCAGATGATCCAGATCCTCTCTGGCCTGGGCGCCCTGGAATACCGAGCGGGGTTCAAAGGAAACGCCACCCAGTCGGCGCGCTCCCTGGCGAAAGGACACCAACTGGCGTACTTCGTGATGCGCCGTGGCCGCCGACCCATTGGCATCGCCGAGCGCCGTGGACGGACATTGACCATGGTCCTCGCCTTCGTCCGCCAGCCTCAGTACCGCGTGCGCTTCCAATTTCACGAAGTCGTTCGGCGTGTTGCCGAGGACGACGCGCGCCTAGAGGCGAACATCGAGCGGGCCCTGGCGAAAGCGTTGCGCTGAACCGTTAGCGGGTGGCCTGGCCGGGCGGAGCAGGGTTAGTTCAACCCGGGCCGGCGGTGGCCACCTGCAGGTGGGTGTCGCGAAAAGCGGGGCAGTGACGTGCTACTCGTAAAGCACCGGGGGCCCCTGAAACGTGGCCCTTGGAGAGGGTAATTCGAACCTCGTTCCCGCTCTACATACAGAATTTTTCCAGAGGTTGGTTGTTGTTTCGTCATGAGCACAGAAGACCTCCAGAAAAAGCGCGGCTGGCTGAACAAGTCGGAAATGGCCGCGAGCCTCGGTATTTCACCTCAAGCCTTTGACCGATGGGGGGTTGCCCCTGTCTCCAAGGTTGGCCGCGAGGTGTTCTACACCGCAGAGGCGGTGCTACGGAACCGACTCGAGCACCAGGCTCGGAAACAACAACCAGCGGGGATGGATGCCGAGGGTATTGATCCGCTGGCCGAACAGAAGCTGGTACAGGAGCGTTTGCGGCTGACGGCGGCGCAGGCGTATGCGCAAGAGCAGAAGAACCAGGTCAATGACAAGCAGTTGGCGCCGGCTGATTTCGCCATATTCGCGCTGAGTAAGCTGGCTGCGCAGATCGGCTCGATCCTTGACACCGTGCCGCTGAAGATTCGCCGCCGCCATCCCGACCTGGAGGCGCGTCACATCGAATCATTGCAACGAGAGGTCGCCTTGGCGCGAAACACCGCCGCCGAGTTGGGCGAACAACTGCCGGAGTTACTGGATGAATACCTCAGCACCTTGGATGGATAGCCTGCAAAAGGCGGTGCGGCGGGGACTCATGGCGCTCTACAAGGAGCCGCCGAAGACGCCGGTGGAGTGGGCCAACGAGCACTTCTACCTGTCTAGCGAATCGTCCTATCAGGAGGGACGCTGGGAGACGTTACCGTTCCAGGTAGCGATCCTGAACGCGATGGGTAACGACGAGATCCGTACGGTCAACGTGCTCAAGTCGGCACGGGTCGGATACAGCAAGATGCTGCTGGTGGCGGCGGCCTACCAGATCGAGCACAAGCGGCGGAACATCCTGTTCCTGGTGCCCAGCGATGCGAGTGCCGCCGAGTTCATGAAGTCCCAGATCGAGACCATGGTGCGGGACGTACCGCCATTGCGAGACTTGGCGCCGTGGTATGGCAAGGCGAACCACCGTGACAGCACGTTGAACCTGAAACGCTTCAGTCATGGTAAGCAGCTCTGGTGCCGGGGCGGCAAGGCAGCGAAGAACTATCGCGAGTTGTCCGCCGATACAGTCATCTACGACGAACTGGCGGCGTTCGATTCGGACGTGGAGAAGGAAGGTTCGCCGCTGTTTCTGGGTGATAAGCGGATCGAGGGTTCGACGTTTCCGAAGTCGATTCGTGGTAGCACGCCGAAAATTCACGGCCCCGTGGATGAGGGCGGCTGCCAGATGGAGGCGGCGGCCAATGCTTCTCCGCATCTAATGCGTCTGCATGTGCCTTGCCCGCATTGTGGCGCCGAGCAGGCGCTGAAGTGGGGCGGCAAGGATTGCGCCTTTGGCATCAAGTGGGATGGGGATAATCCATCGGCTGCTTGGTACGTGTGCGAAGCCAATGGTTGCGTTGTGCAGCAGCATGAAATGCAGGCCCAGCAGTCGAAAGGCCGCTGGATATGCGAGCGGACAGGCATCTGGACGCGAGACTCGCAGGATTTCTTCGACGCGGACGGAGAGACGATCCCTGTTCCTGACTCGCTGAGCTTCCATGTTTGGACGGCGTACAGCCCGTTCGTATCGTGGGGGCGCATCGTGCTGGACTTCCTGCAGGCGAAGAAGGATGTCAACGGTCTGAAGACCTGGACCAACACCACCCTCGGGGAGACCTGGGTGGAGGATCAGGGGGACAAGATCGAGTGGGAACTTCTCTATGGTCGTCGTGAGGTCTGGAATCATCTCCCCTCTAGAGTGGTGGCCCTGACGGGGTTCATCGACACTCAGGACGATCGCTACGAGGCGCGTATCTGGGCGTGGGCTGCGGGCGAGGAAGGTTGGCTGGTGGATCGTTGGATCCTGTACGGCGACCCTGCGAGTCAGGAGTTGAAGCGCAAGGTTGGGCTCAGGCTTCACCAGCAGTACCAGCGTGAAGATGGTGTGAGCATGCGGGTGGCCCTGTGGGGATGGGATTCGGGCGGCCACCATCGTGATGATGTGTACGCCGAAAGCAAGAAGCATGGTCTTCTCTGGGTGATACCGACCAAGGGGCACAGTGTTTACGACAAGCCGATTGCCGACTTCCCGCGCAAGAAGAACAAGGATGGCGTCTACCTGACCATGATCGGCACGGACAACGCCAAGGAACTGATCTACAGCCGCTTGAAGCTGCAGCCCCAACCCGGCGCCATCGTGCCTGGGGTATTGCACCTGCCGGCCAACGACGACATCTGCGATGAGAGCGAGCTCAAGCAGCTCACCGCGGAAACCAAAGTGATGAAGATCGAGAAGGGCAAGCGGGTGTACCGCTGGGATGACAAGGGAAGGCGCAACGAGGCGCTGGACTGTGTGGTCGGCGCCCTGGCGATGTTGCGTGTGGCGCAGCAGCGCTTCGGCCTGGTGCTTGAGGTTCCATCCACAGCCGTTACGGCTCCATCGCCTGTGGTGACAAGCAAACGCCGCAGCACCGGCAGCGGCTATCTGAAACAACGTCGATAACCACGCGAGGCGGATATGACCGAAGCGCAGCAACGGTTGGCGGATGTGCGCGCGGCCATCCATGACATTCTCACCAAGGGGCAGACCATCACCAAGGATGGTCGCAAGCTTGAGCGCGCGCAGTTGGCGAGTCTGCGGATGCTGGAAAGCCAGTACGTGGCAGATGCGGGACAGGAGTCGGCGCTCAGTGGTCGGCGCTCCCGGGTGTGTCGGCTGTACCCTGCCGGGAAGGGGGTGTGATGGCCAGGTATCCTCATCTGACCCGGGCGGGCTTCATGCTTCCAGACCGGATTAAGAACAGCTATGACGGTGCCGGAACAGGCCGCCGCGCGCAGAACTGGGATGCGCCGCCGGGCTCGATCAATACCTTGTCGCTCCCTGCACTGCCACTGCTACGCAAGCGCTCCCGAGCTGCGACGCGCAACGACCCCTACGCGGGTGGTGCGATCGACACACGGGTGAGCAACCTCATTGGTTCCGGCATCGTGCCAATGCCGACGACTCAGGACAAGGCGCTGCGGCGGTTGTTGCTGGAGCTCTGGCTGGACTGGACCGACGAGTCGGATGCCGACGAGCGGACCGACTTCTATGGACAGCAGGCACTGGCGGCGCGAATGGTCGAGGAGAGCGGCGAGTGCTTTATTCGTCTGCGCCCGAGGCGGCCGGAGGACGACCTAGCCGTGCCGTTGCAGTTGCAATTGCTGCCTGCCGAGTTCGTTCCGGTCGAGAAGAACGAGGTGGCACGCAACGGTAATTTGATCCGGGCCGGCATTGAGTTCAACGCCCTGGGCAAGCGGGTGGCGTACTGGATGTATCGGCGTCACCCCGGCGACAGCGCAGTGATGGCGGCGGGCTACAACCAACTGGTGCGGGTGCCGGCCAGCGAGGTACTACACGTCTTCGAGCCGTTGGAGGCAGGACAGTTGCGGGGGGTTCCCCGACTGTCTCGGGTTCTACTGCGGCTGCGCTCGTTGGACAACTTCGACGACGCGGTGCTGTTCCGCCAGGAGGTAGCCAATCTGTTCGCCGGATTCATTACTCGGCCGAGCCCAGGCGACTTGCCTCCCATCGATCCCATCAACGGTGGACCGGTGCGTATGGACGGTGACGGCTTCACGCCGATGGTGGGATTGGAGCCGGGCACCATGCAGGAGTTGCTGCCAGGCGAGCAAGTGGAGTTCTCCAAGCCGCCGGAGGCTGGTAACAACTATCCGGACTTCATGCGGCAGCAACTCCAGGCTGCGGCGATGGGAACTGGAGTGCCCTACGAGCTGTTCACCGGCGATCTGAGGAACGTAAATGACCGGGTGATCAGGGTAGTGCTCAACGAGTTTCGCCGGCGCCTGGAACAGCTTCAGTTCAGCGTCTACATCCACCAGCTTTGTCGACCGGTGAGGGCGGCGTGGATGGACATGGCGTACTTATCCGGTGCCTTGGATCTACCCGACTACGCACGCCGACGGCGCGAGTATTTGCGCACTCGCTGGGTGCCCCAGGGGTGGGAGTACATACACCCAGTGCAGGACGTGCAGGGCAAGGTTCTAGAGATCCAGGCGGGGTTGGCCTCGCGTAGCGAGGTAGTGCTGCGCAAGGGCTATGACGCGGAAACCATCGACGAAGAAAACGCTGCAGACCAGACACGTGCCCACGAGCTTGGTCTCAACTACACAACGGCTCCGGGGTCGCCGGATCCCGCCGATGAGGAAACACCATGACCGAACAATCAGCGCTTCGTGCGCAGGCGCTTGCACTCGGCCTGCACATTTTCAACAAGGTCCCGGATGTACCGGCGCCCCAGGACGAGACCTGGTACCGCATCAAGGCTGCAGCCGAGGGTGAGCCGGACCAGGCCATCGAGGTCTACATCTACGGTGAGATTGGTACTTGGGGGATCACGGCCAACCAGTTTATCCAGGACCTGAAGGCCGTCGACGATGGTTCTTCGCCAGTGCTGGTGGCTTTCAACTCCATTGGTGGCGACCTATTCGACGGACTGGCGATCCACAACGTGCTCAACCGCCTGGGCGAGCGCTGTACCGCCCGCATCGATGCACTGGCGGCGAGTGCGGCAAGCGTGGCGGCCTGCGGCGCGCATCGGTTGGAGATGGCTTCCAATTCCATGCTGATGATCCACAACCCCTGGACCTGGGCCGGCGGCGATGCCGACGATCTGCGCAAGGTGGCCGAGGTGCTGGACCAGACGCTGGAAGCCATCGTCGCCTCCTACAAGCGCAAGGCGCCCGAGATCGACGATGGTGAGCTCCGGCAGATGATCAAGGACGAGACTTGGCTGACGGCCAGTGAGGCCAAGACGCTTGGACTGTGCGACGAAGTGCTGGACGGGGTGGCTGTGAAGGCGGTGGTGGGAGATGGCGGTGCGTTGCGTAAGTACCGCAATACTCCCCAAACGCTGCTTGCTCAACTCGATAAGCCGCCACTGAGCGATACACCTGCAACGACAGCGGGCCCTGTTCCTGAACATGACCCCGAACCCCCTGTAACCCAACCCACTGCCGCCGCCCTGGCAGCACGGATTATCCGTAGCTGCTCGGAGGCCGGTATCAGTAACCTCGTGGAGGCCCTGAGCGTGTCTGGAGACCTGAAAGACGAGGCGAGTGTGGATGCAGCGGTCATCCGGGCCAAGGCGGTCCGCGATCTGTGCGTCAGTGCGCGCCTGCCGGAACTTGCCGCCGACTATGTGAAAGCTGGCCTCGAACCAGACGCCGTACGCGCCAGGCTGTTCGACAAGCTGGCTGGCAACGGCTTCGGCGAAATCATCAACACCCCGCCGCTCGAGGATGATCCGACGCCCCCCAGCAAGGCCAGGGCTGCGACGCCGTCGAAGGTGTACGCCGCGCGTCGGGCTGCCCAAACCGCTAAACCCAAGGCTTCGAAAGGAGAAGCATGATGACCAAAACCGAAGGCTTTCACGCCGGTGAGTTCCTCCTCTCGGAGGGGGCCGGTTCCATTTCCCGCGAACAGGTGACCCTGGCCGCTACCGCGAAGGCCCTGCCAGCCGGCCAGGTGCTGGGTATCGTCACGGCGTCGGGCCAATACGCGCCCTACGACGATGCGGCCACAGATGGCACCGAGGTGGCGGTGGCGATCCTGTATGCGCCCAAGCCGGCCTCGCCCGATCCCCAGGCGGTGACCGTGATTGCTCGTCTGGCCGAGGTGATCGATGTGGCGCTGACGGGTTTGAACGACGCTGCCCGTGGCGACCTCAAGGCCCGCAACCTCATTGTCCGCACCGGTACGCCGTACTGACCGGCCCCTTTGAGTCCTCCCGAAGCCCCGCACCCGCGGGGCTTTTCATTTTCTATGGAGCAAACAATGGCTGACATCAACGTCTTCGAAGACGAGGCGTTCAGCGTCTCGTCCCTCACCGCTGCGATCAACGAAGCCCCCGAGGTGCCTGGCCGTCTGGCGGCTCTGGGTCTCTTCGAGGAAGAGGGCAGCACCACCATCACCCAGCAAATCGAGAAGGACGGCGATACCTTGCACCTGGTGCCGGCCGCCGATCGTGGCGCGCCGGGCCTGGTGGTCACCGGCAGCAAGCGCGTGCTGATTCCGTTCAACAACGTGCACCTGCCGCAGACCTTCACCATCCTCGCCGACGAGATCCAAGGCATCCGTGCCTTCGGCGAGCAAACCGAGCTGCAGGCCGTGCAGGACGTGGTGAACAAGCGTCTGGGCAAGATGCGTCGTCAGCTCGACGCCACTCACGAGCACCAACGGATGGGCGCGGTGCTCGGTACCATCCTCGATGCCGACGGCAGCACTGTATTGCTCGACCTCTACGACCGCTTCGGTATCAGTGCTCAGGTCGTTCAGATGGAGCTAGGTAGCGCGACCACCAAGGTACGCCTGAAGGCCGGCGAAGCACTGGACGCGCAGGAGGATGCCCTGGGCAACATCCCCAGCAGCGGCTCGCGCGCGCTTTGTGGGAAGAACTTCTGGAATGCGCTGATCACCCACAAGTCGGTGGAGGAGACCTACCTCAACACCATGCAGGCCTCCCAACTGCGCGGTGATGCACGCGAGGAGTTCGAGTTTGGCGGCGTGATCTGGGAGCGCTACCGCGGCAAGGTGGGCGGTCGCTCCTTCATCCCAGATGATGAGGCACGGCTTGTGCCTATCGGAGTGCCGGAGCTGTTCCTGAGCATCTTCGCGCCGGCCAACTACATGGAGACCGTCAACACCCTGGGCCTGCCGTATTACGCCAAGCAGGAGGTCATGCCGTTCAACAAGGGCGTGGCTGGCGAAGCGCAGTCGAACCCTCTGCATATTTGCACCCGTCCTCGCGCAGTCATCAAGCTGGTGAAGTAGTGGCTGGCTTTGTCCAATTGGTCGCCGACATGGACGAGATCATCGCCGACGTCCTCGGCGATGGTGAGTTTGGCTACCTGGACCGTTCTGGCCGGCAGGTCGGCAATGCTGCGGTGATCGTCGAGGAAGGCGTGGAACGCATGGAAGCCGGCGCCTTGGATCGGTACCGGACCATTGCGTGCCGCAAGGCGTTCTTGCAGCCCCTTGATCGCAAGGGGGCGTTCCTCGATTCCGATGGCCAGGTCTGGCGCATCGACGGCATCCATGCCGACGACGGCGACTGGATCACTTTCTACGTGGTGCCCGAATGAGCGACGTGATCGATGTACAGACCGCAGTCATCGGCCAGTTGCTGGACCTGCTCGCCGCGGTTCCGGTGTTCGGCGATACCGTCCGCGAGGACTGGGTGGCCGGGGTGCTCGACGCCGAGGACAGCGACGAGCCCGAACGGCTGATCATCCTGCAGGAAGGGGACACCGTGGAACGAGACCGGTCGCCGGGCAGTGTCGTGGAGGAGTGGACCGTGAACATCGTCCCGATGGCGCGCGGCAGGGACGCCGCCCAGGCGTTGCGCGAGGCGCGCCTGGCGATCAAGCGGGTGCTCAAGGGCCACAAGGCCGGGCTGACGGTGCCCGGCCTGGTCCGTGTCGATTTTCCGGCATCCGCTGTGCGCCTGCCCGAGCCCGGCCGGCGCTGGGCCTATCGAGCCATCCCTCTGCAGGTCAGCTACTCGCAGCAGTTGTAACCCATCCACCAGGCCGCCTCCGGGCGGCCTCTACATTTCCGGAGGGCTCCATGCCCGAGATCATCGTTACCAGGCCGTTCAACTACCGCGAGGGGCTCGACGCGACCCACTACCCGGCGTCGAAGGGCGCCATCAGCGTTACCGCCGCCGTAGCTGCCCATGCCCTGGGCAAGGGCTACGCCACCGAGGCCAAGGCCAAGGCGCCGATTCCGGCAGCCACCGCCGAGCCGACCGGCGGCGACCAGAAGTAACCCACCCGAACCCATCAGGAGAGCCCCATGCTCCAGACCATCGACCGCTCGTTCATCGGCGAGGGCATCATCCATGCCCGCCTGTACGGATCGCAGGAACCGTTCCTGCCGCTCGGCAACTGCGACACCTTCAACATCAGCTTCGCCACCGACCGCAAGACGCTGCCCAACTACATGGGAGGCGGCGGCAACAGCAACGTCCGCGAGCGCGTCACCGACGTGACGTCCTCCATCGGAATGTTCGACCTGACCGCCGAGAATGTCGCCCTGGTGACGCGCTCCACCATCCAGGTGGCGCCCACCGCCGCGATCACCGACGAGGCGCATACCTCTCAGGGGGTTGCGCTGGAGTTGATCCCGTTCAAGTACCTGCCGGACCTGAGCAAGCCCGTGACGGTGAAGACCGCGGGGGACGTCGAGGTGGCCCCGGGCACCGACTACCTGCTGGTACCCCACGGCATTCAGGTGCTGAGCGGCGGCAAGATCGATGCAGCCGGCATCAAGGTCAGCTACACGCCGCGCCCGAGCCGGGCGGTGCATATGCTCAACGGCTCGCAGAAGGAGCTGGAGCTGTTCATCGCTGGCCTGAACGACGCGCAGTCGGGCGAGCCGTTCGCGCTGCGTCCTCGCCGCGTCAAGTTCGGCCTCCTGCAGGAACTGGCGGTGTTGGGCCAGGAGTACGCCAAGCTCACCGGCCCGGCGGAACTGCTCGCAGATTCGCGCGTGACCGCGACCGACATTTCCAAGTTCTGCCAGATGGATCTGGCAGGATAAGAATGGAAATAAAAAGTTACTTTTGGAGAGGTAATATAAAATCTCTCCAATATTGCGAATATAAATGGGTCGGCCAAGTTTTGCTGTTATTTGGTGTTAATCCCCATATTTCTGGTAGGGGTGTCTTATTTATATTTAGCTAGGTTTAGTTCTGCGAGCCTGGAAACGGCTCGGTGGTCCTGCCTGTCGAGTGTAGGGCTAATAACTATTCGCTATGCAAGGAGCATCGCAAATGGGTACTTATCTGTTCCAATATGCACAAGATAAGGATTATGTGCTGGGTGTTTCCGATGAGCAGTCCGGCGCCAAAGTCGTACTGCGGAAAGCGCAAGGCACGCCATATCGCTTCATCCTTTGGGATGTCGATCAGGACACAGGGGTGATCACCCTGAACTCGAGCGGCGGCCAGTTGGCGATCGACCCGCAGGGTGGGAAGGTTTCGCCACAGAATATCCTGACGCTGGCTGTCGTGAATTCGAGTTCGCAGAGCCAACGCTTCGATATGGTGACGAAACCGCTCTACATCTTGAGCGTCCCCGAACCGGGGCTCTGTATCGACAACCAGAATCGTGTAACTAAAGACGGCAACCCGATCTGGCTCTACGAGTTCAACGGTTCGCAGGCTCAGCAGTGGATACCGCAGCGACTCTCGTTCGCGAAGGCTGATTTCTAAAAAATTCAGCCTTTATAGAGCCTCCAGTATTTCCATGCTGGAGGCTCTTTAAAATGGCTTTTAAATAAGTTATTGGTTTCTCTGCTTGGACGAAGCTGTGTCATTCAGAGACTTTAGTGGGGCGTAATTTTTGTGGCTCAAGAGAGTTAGCTAGTAATAGCCAGTTCTGATCTTAACCCGCCATATGGCGGGGTTTTTATTGTCCGGAGATTCTTATGGCGAGCCCAATGCAGCGCCTGATCCAGTTCGTTCTTCGCGGCCGGGACGAACTGTCGCCCGCCGCCCAGCAGTCGACCGAGGCGCTGGAAGGGCTGCGCACCACGGCGGCGAACCTGAACCAGCAGTTGGACGATGCGAAGGGGGCTCGCGGCCTGGTGACCGCGCTCGGAACTACCGAGCGCGCCATTGCGCAGACGCAGACGTCGGTGCAGCGGGTGGACCGTACCATTGCGGACCTGCGCGAGGCGTTGGACCGCAACCCCGGGAGCCGGGGCCTGGCCGTGTCCCTGCAGATCGCGGAGCGGGACGCAGCGGGTCTGCGTCGGACCCTTGACCAACTGACCGCTCGGCACGCTGAGCAGCAACGTGCGGCGCGGGCGGCGGGCGTGGATACCGGCCAGCTTGCCAACGAGGAGCGGCGGCTGGCGTCGGTGGTCGACAACACCCGCGAGAGCATCGCGCAGAACAGCCGCGAGATCCGCGAGCTGGAACGTGCGCAGATGCGAGCGGCGCGGGAGGCTGCTGGCCACACCTCGCGCGTGACGGCGCTGCGCGAGGCCATGTCGTCCGGAGTTCGCCAGGCAGCCGCTTACGCCGCGGCCTTCGTCGGCATCCAGGCGGCGCTGAACCTGGTGCGCAGAGGAATCGGCCTGGTGCGTGATGGCATCGTCTCGATGCTGACCACCGGCGACCAGTTCGAGAACCTGCAGAACCGGCTTACGTCGCTGATGGGCTCTGTTGCCGAGGGTGAGCGGGCAACCGCCTGGATCAAGACCTTTGCCAAGGACACGCCGCTTCAGTTGGGCGACGTCACCGACGCCTTCGCGCTGCTGAAGGCCTACGGCCTGGACCCGATGGATGGGTCGCTGAAAGCGATCGAGGACCAGTCGGAGAAGCTGGGCGGCGGCATGGAGCGCCTGGAGGGCATCACGACGGCAGTCGGCCAGGCCTGGGCGAAGCAGAAGCTGCAGACCGAGGAGATCCTGCAACTGGTCGAGCGTGGCGTGCCGGTGTGGGACATGCTGGCCAAGGTCACCGGCAAGAATGCCGCGCAGCTGCAGGATCTGGCGAGCAAGGGCAAGCTTGGCCGGGACGTCATCAAGGCGCTGGTCGACGAAATGGGGCGCAGCTCCGAAGGGGCCGCGGCCAAGGCCATGAGCACCCTGACCGGTCTGGTCAGCAACCTCGGCGACACTGCGGCCGACTTTCTCAACCGCATTGCCAACGCCGGCGCGCTGGACCACGTCAAGAACAAGCTGAAGGAACTGGGCGATACCATCGCGCAGATGGACCAGGACGGGCGCCTCGACACGCTGGCCAAGGGGCTGTCGGATGCCTTCGTCCAGGGCTCGGAATGGGTCGAGCGCTTCATCAAGCGCCTGGCCGACGTCGATTTCGGCACCCTGATTGACAAGACCTCGGCCTGGCTTAGCAGCTTCAGCACCCAACTGGACGACATGGCCTCGCGGGTGCAACTGTTCATCGCGCCGTTCCGGACGTTGTTCAACGGCGTCACCTCGGGCATCAGCGCTATCGCCCTGGCCTGGACCGGCACCCTGTCGCTGATGGTCGCCGGCATCGAGAAGGTGGCGGAGAAGATCCCGGCGGCGCTGGGTGGGGAGCGCATCCGCAGTTCCGTCGCCGGCGTCCACGACCTGCTCAGCAGCATGAGCGAGGGCTTCCGCCAGCAGATCCAGCAGGACGCGCAGGATATCGCGGATGCCTGGGACACCAGCACCACGGCTACCGCCTCCGCCGCACAGCAGCAGAGCCAGGCGATCACCGACACCTTCACCGACCTGAAGGCGGGTGCGAAGAGCGCGGCCGCCGAGTCGGTGCAGGCGGTGACCAGCCTGCAGAATGCCCTGGACCAGATCAGCGCGGCCAAGACCACCGAGCAACTGACCGCCCTGCAGGGGGAAATGCTCAAGGCCTACCAGGCCGGCACGCTGAGCCAGCAGGAGTATGCGAACGGCGCCGGTGTCCTCAACGCGAAGCTGACCGAACTGAAGTCGACCGCCAGCGGCGCCGCCCTGGGGGTGTCTGACCTCAGTACCGGCCTGGAGAACCTGAAGCAGGTCCAGGACGCGATCAGCAGCGCGAAGACCACGGTCGATATCCAGAACATCCGGACGGCGCTGGGCCGGCTGTACAACGACGGCACGATCAGCGCGCGGGAGTTCAACCAGGAACAGACCAAGCTGTCCGCCAAGGTCAAGGAACTGAAGGCGGCCGGCGAGGAGGGCGCCAAGGGTATGCAGGCGGTCGCGGAGTCCTCGGACAAGGCGGCCAAATCGCTCTCGGACCAGCGCAAGGCCATTGGCGAATCGATGGAGGCGACCCGCAAGGGAGTAGCGTCGACGAAGGACGACATGGGCGCCTTCGAAGGGTTCTTCGGTGGAGTGTTGAGCACCGCGCGGCAGGGCGTTGCGCAGTTGAGCCAGGAAGCGCTGAATGCCTTCGACGCGATGCGTGGGATCTCCACCGTCGATCTCAGCATCGACACCAGCAGCCTGGACGCCACGTCGCGCTCGCTGGCCAAGGTCAGTGAGCAACTGGCCCGGATCAAGGCCGAGTCGGGCGTGGGCATGAGCGGTTTCGGGCGCTGGGCGATGGATACCCAGCGGGCCAGCCTGGAGATCCAGGCGGCGTACCTGGAGCAGAAGCGCAGCCTGCAGAGCCTGATGGACGACTACGAGCGCGGGACCATGAAGCTGGGCGACTTCGTGTCGGCGGCCAAGGGCGCTCGAAATGGCCTCAGCCTGCTGAACGATTCGGACATGCGGCAACTGGAGAGCGCAATCGAGGCGGCCAATCAGAAGATCCAGCAGCTCAAGGAGGGCTCGAAGTCGACGCTGGTCAGTCTGCGTGAGGAACTGGCGGGGCTGCGCGGCGAGCAGGAAGCCGTGGATCGTAGCCGGTTCAACAGCCGCAAGGCCGAGTTGCAGCAGCAACTGGCCGAGGCCCAGGGCAGCGGCGACATGAACGCGGTGCAGAACCTGATGACGGCGCTGGCCACCCTGCAGCAGATCCAGGCCGAGACGGATGCCAAGCGGCAGAGAGAGGAGCAGCAGAAGCGGGTGGACGAGCAGAACGCCGCCAAGGCCGCGGCGGCGCCGCCTGCCTCGCCGCCGGCTTCGAGTCCTCCGCCCCGGGTCGTTCGTTTCGAGACGGCGCGGGGAGCCGTTGACGTGGCGGTGGCCAGCGAACAGGACGAAACCAACCTGCTCGGCGTGCTTGAGCAGGCCAGCATGAGGACCGGCCGATGAGGCTCGATGCGGTGGAACTGGGCGACCAGTTCGAATGGGTGGACGAGTTCACCTGGGATGCGGTGGCACAAGAGCAGGAACGCTCCCTGACCGGCGCGCTGCTGGTGCAGGAAGGCACCAAGCTGCATGGTCGCCCGATCACACTGCGCTCCGGGGGAGGGGTATGGACGCCGCTGTGGGTCGTGCGGCAGTTGGAGGTGCTGCGTGACCAGCGCCTGCGGGTCATGCCGCTGGTGCTGCCAGACGGCCGCGAGTTCTCGGTGATCTTCAACCGCGCCGACGGGGCGCCGCTGGAAGCCGAACCACTGTTCCGCGAGGTCAACCCCGGTCCGGACGCCGATTACCTGGTGACGTTGCGACTACTGACAGTAGGTCATCGTGCCCAGAAGGATCTGCTCTGACGAGCCGACGGGCTGTGCTGGTGTCTTATCCAAAAACTTGAGCGACAAGCCAGATGGATATGAGACTGCACAGCAGCGTCAAGAACACCATTGCTCCTGTGATGAGCATCACGAGTAGCCGCGCTGCCCTTTTTCTTTTTGCACGCATAGCGGTCAGCCATTGCTCTTGAGGTTGGGCCGTTATGACTTGCGACGCTCGGCCATTTTTCGAGTTCGATTCTCTTTAATCACAGTAGCGCAAGTGAGCGGCTTACTTCTTGTGCGAAGTCAGTATCAGTTTGCCGAGCATTGCTTGCTCCGTCCTTTGCACAACCGCCCCCCCTATCCTCGATCCCACACCCCGCCTCGGCGGGGTTTTCTTTTCTGGCTGGAGTGTTCCATGACGATCACCGTCGATGATGTAAAGCTGCTGAAATCCCAGCGCCTCACCGATGAGGACGACGGCGGCGGCCGTGCCACCGGGCAAGCCGTGGTGGATCGCGAGATCAACAACCTGTTTCCCGATATCTCGCGCCTGGACCGGACCATCGGCCGGATCAACCTGCGCAAGGCCTTCGCCGGCATCAGCTCGAACAGCGCCGAGCCGTACCTGGGCGCTCATGCCATCGTCACGCGGGCGCCGGCCGATCCGCGTGTCTCGGTGCTGCTGTTCAACACCGGTAGCCAGACCGACGAGCGCCGCGACGCGCGCAACGCCATCGAGTCCTTCGTGGTGCCGGCCGTGTCCGCCTCGTTCGAATTGCTGGGCAACCAGTTGCAGGGCCAGCGCGCCATCGCTTGCGTGCAGCGCGAAGAACAGCGGCTACCCGAGATTGGCGAGGTCTATCAGTTGGTGTTCGAGTCGCGCTCGCAGTATGTCCGCATCACCGACGTCGAGGCTCGGCTGGAACAGTTCGCCCACGACTACGGCAACGGCAACTTCGTGAACTTCACCCGGCGCCGGCTGGACCTGTCGATCAGCGCGCCACTGGGCGCGACCTTCCCCGGCGGCCAGGTGACTCCAGGCGGTACCACCAGCCCGAAAAGCCAGGTGCTCAGCACCCAGGTCGCCGATGCCGCGCGGTACTACGGCATCAGCCCCCTGGCCGAGGCTGTCAGCCGCGGCGCGCTGAGCCTGCGGGTCAAGTCGGTCTATTCCCAGCTGGTGCCCAGCACCACCCGGGAGAACGCGCTGGTCGACCAACTGGCCGGCTACCAGCGGCGCCTGTTCGCTGCGGCCGGGCCGGCGCGGACGGTCAACCTGAATGTCGCGAACATAGGCAGCGGCAGGTCGCGGACATTCCTCGGCACCGGCTGCGCGCCGGGTTCGCTGTCGCTGAGCGCCGGCGGCGGTGTGTTCGCCGACGACCGCAAGGGAGGCCTGCGCTACATCAGCGGTTCGAACTGGATTGCCAGCGGTACCGTCGACTACGAGAGCGGCGCAATCGAGATGGCGGCCTCCGGCAGCGGCTGGAGCGGGACAGCGAGCGCCACCTACCAGCCTGCCGCGGCGGCGACGGGCGAAGCGGTGACCGGGGAGATCCCTATCGAACTGGGCAACCGAGGCTTCGTCTACACCCTGTCGCTGTCCGAAGCGCCGCCCCAGCCGGGCACCCTGGTGGTCTCGTTCCTCGCCCTGGGCAAATGGCAGGAGATCCGCGACCAGGGCAACGGCGAATTGGCCGGGGAAGGCACCGGCACGGTGGACTTCGCGACCGGCTCGGTATCCATCACCCTGAGCGCGCTGCCGGACGTGGGGAGTTCGCTGATCTACGCCTACGTCGGGCAGAACGATGCGGCGCTGACCCAGCGCACCGGCACCAGCGTGCAGGCGCGCGCGCGGATCAACCGGACGTTGCCGCACCAGGGGCTGTTGCCCGGCTCCTACAAGGCGACGTTCAAGGTCGGCGGGGTAGAGCGCACCGTGCTCGATAGCGGCAACGGCTCGCTCAGCGGTACCGGTGGCAGCGGCCAGATCAACTATGCCGACGGCAAGGTCAGCATGGAATTGAGCGCCACCCCGGATGCCGGGAGTGGGATCGTGCATACCTACCAGCAGGGCAGCGTGACCGACAGCCCGCTGGCGGTGACCTCCGACAGCACCGGCATGTGCATCGGCACTCTCCCCGGGGCGCCGCTCAAGGCGGGCAGCGTGCGCCTATCGTGGATCACCAAGCGTCGCCAGGCGGCACCGACCCTCGGTGCTGACATGGGCACCGGGGCGCTGCCGATCTTCGAATCGGAGATCACCGTGGACAACTCGGTGACCGACGACGCCGCCGGCGGCTGGGCCGGGCGCGCCGGGACGATCAACTACGAGACCGGCGAATTCAGCCTGAAGGTGGCCGGCAACTACGTGTTCAAGGAGTACACCTACTACACCGACACGGTCGACAACTTCGGCATGAAGAAGCTGCGCCTGGTGGCCACCGATACCACGTTGCTGGAGGGGTTCGGCGGCACGCTGAGCGTGCGCGCGCAGAGCCGCGGCGTCGAGTACGGCGAGCAGACCGATTCGCAGACCGTCGCTCCGGTGACCCTGGACCTGTTGCCTGGTGTGGCCGAGCCGATCCTGCCGGGCTCGCTGGTGTTCACCTGGGCCGGCGAGGTCTACGTCGACCGCTCCGGTGTGCTCTACAAGAACATCAACAGCAGCACCAACGCCGGCATCGCCGTCGGCTCGGTGGACTACGCCGGCCGTACCGCGACGCTGAATACCTATGGCTCGGGGGCGGCGCCGACGGTCACGCTGCTGGCATGCCTGACCACCAACGCCGGCTTCAGCGTCACCAGCATGACCTTCCGCACGCCGGGGGCGCCGCTGCGTTCTGCGAGCCTACAGGTGACGGCGGTTCGCCTGGATACCGCGCAGATCGTGACCACCACGGCGGACGCGAACGGCAAGCTCAACGGCGCGGTGATCAAGGGCAGCGTCGATATCGTGACCGGCATCGTCCGGCTGCGCTTCACCAGTAACCTGGAGGACACCACTGGGGCCAGCGATATCCCGGTGATTCCGCTGCTGCTGCGCTACAACGCGGTCGTCTTCACCTCGCTGCCGCTGGACGCCACCCTGCTGGGCCTGGACCCGGTGCGACTGCCAGCGGACGGGCGGGTGCCGGTGTTCCGCGAGGGTGACGTGATGGTGGTTGCCCATACCGCCGAGACCACGGTGCCGAGTCCTCAAGCTGGCGGCGTGCTGCAGCTCGGCCGCGACCAGCAGGCCGAGATCAAGGTGGTGGACGCCAACGCGGTGGAACTGGCTTCGGCAGGCTACAGCGTCGATCTGGAGCGCGGCCGGGTGACCTGGGCCAACCCGCTGGTCCTGCAGGATGCCGAGGGCAACCCGCTGACCCTACCGCTGGTGGTGCGCGACCGGGTCGAGCACATGACCCTCTGCACCGAGGTCCAAGTGAACGGTGAGTTGGGAATCTCCTCGCCGCTGCCCTGGGATCTGCCGGCGGGCGAAACGCTGGCGTCCAGTGCGCTGAGCTGGGGCGACCTGCAGGCGCGGCTGCACCACTGGTTCACCCAGCGGACCTGGGATATCGGCTCGCCGAACTGGACCGACGAGCCCAAGGGCGACGGGACCACCGCCAACTACAACAGCCTCGCCTATCCGCCGCTGATCGCCAACCGCGGTGCGATCGATGCGAAGTGGGCGCTGGTGTTCAACTCCTCGACCAGTTTCAGCGTGGTGGAGGAGAAGCTGGGGGTCATCGCCAACGGCACTACCACCACCGACACGGCGCCGATCAATCCGGAGACGAACACGCCGTACTTCACCATCCGCAAGGAAGGCTGGGGCAGTGGCTGGGCGGCCGGCAACGCGGTGCGCTTCAACACCGACTCGTGCCTGGGGCCGATGTGGATCGTGCGGACGGTGCTGAGTGGCAAGGGCACCGTCGAGGACGATGAGTTCCACCTGCAGATCAGAGGAGACGCGGACTGATGACCGCTCGACAGTACAGCTATCGGGACGCCGGCGCACCGCCGGCGCTCTTCCCGTCGGCGGTGACGCCGTTCCAGAAGTTCAAGAGCTACTTGCGCGCGGCTCTGGTCGATGGCTACGGCAACAAGCCACCGGCAGGGTGGACCGTCGTAAGCGAGTTCGACACCGCCATCACCCTGGCCCCGGCGTCCAACTGCGCGCAGGTGACGTTCTACAGGCACTTAACCGGTAGCGGCAGCGTCAACGACTACATCGCAGTCTATGTGCATGAGGGCATGCTGGATATCAGCACTCCGCTCCCAAAGGGCGTCAATACGCGGTCACGTACCTGGTCGGCGGACACCAATCCCACCAGCAATGACGCTCATGTCATCTACCTGGGGTACATGTACTGGAACCATGCGACGTACTGGCAGATCTGTGCGGACGCCGAGACGTTCATCTTCTGCGTCCTCCAATCCACCGGTTACGAAAACACGAGCGAGGCGTACCAGCTCGGCCTCTACGTCGGGCAGTACGAGAGCTTCAGCGGCGCCTCCGGCGTTCAGGGGTTTATTGCCGTCGGCGGTGCCCAGGGGTACCAGAACACAACGGGGTACAGCCGAAACTGGTCCTTCGGGAGTGGCTTCAGTTCGCTGCGTGACCAGCGCTCGGGAGAGATCATCCAGGGTGGCGGTCCCAGCGTGGGAGCGCTGATGGACCAGATGCAGTATCAGAGCACCTACTACGACCGGACAGAGGGAGAGAATCCACCCTATTGGCGGATGCAGCAGCCCTATGTGACGAATGGCGCGAACTACGTCGGCCGCCTGAAGGGTGTGTGTTTCGACCCGATCCTGGGCCATTACCGCCACGGACATCTGCTGGAGCGGCTGGGGTTGTCCCTGGGCGCAACGGCGGTGGCGGAGGCAGTCCAGATGGATGGCAAGACCTACCATGTGCATATGGACCGCTGGGGGCTCTGGTTCCTGTCTGTGGATCCGGCGTGGTGGCCAGCATGAGCGCGCTGATGCAGCAGGTGGTGCCGCCGGTCCAGGCCCGGCCCGATACCTGGCTGCAGCGGTTCGGCATTGGGCCGAAGACCCTTCGCCCGCCGGTGGCAGTCGCCTGGTCGGGGACCGGGCAGGCGATCTACCAGCACCTCGCCGTGAAGGTCACCCGCGAAGGGGAGGAGACCCCGGCGCGCAAGATCGCCACGCTGTATCGCGGGGCGGTGGTCACCGCGACTGCGATGACGGCGTCCTTCCAGATCTACGAGGGCGAGACGGTGCAGCGCTTCGAGGCATCGGGCCTGCGCGGACAGTTCGTGATCCAGGTCACCGACGAAGGCGACCCGCGTCTGGGGATCATTCGCTGGCCGGTCCTCGATGCCGATACGCGCCTGCTGTCCTATGACCTGACCGAAGGCTCGGGCGGTCGAGATCCGACCGATCCGGCGAAGGTGCGGGCGGTTGTCACGGTCGACGGCGGTGCGGCTTCGCGCCAGGTGGTGGTCATCGAGCGCAAGCTCGATGGCGAATGGCGGGTGGCCGGCGTGGGGCAGACGGCCGAGTCCGGGCGCGCCGAGATCGCCCTGGAGGTGACGGCCGGCGGGACCACTTACGCGATGGGGCTGGATGACTGGGGCGCGGTGTTCGAGCCGCGTCTCGCCGTCAGCCTGGGCCAGCGCGTGCGTCCGACGATCTTCTCTGGCTGGCTCTACGAGGTGACCGAGGCCGGGGTACTGCCGGCGGCTGAGCCGGAGTGGTGGCCGATTGAGGGCGATAACCCCAGCCGCCAGGTCGGCACGGCCCGTCTGCAGGCGACGCGTTACTACCGCCCGCTCAGCCACGGGCCCTTTCCTGTCGAGGCTCTATGATCAATGCGAGTTTCGGCGCCTCCTGGCAGAGGGCGGCGCCGCTTTCCGTGCGCGCCGTCCCGCTGCGCTGGCAGCGCCTGGTGCTTGCCGATGCGCATAGCGCCGGGCTGTGGGGCTCCGGCCGACCACTGGCACGGCGTTGCGCCAGTGGCTGGTCCGGTGTACCGGTGCGTGATGCGGGCTGGGGGAGTGGCTGGGAGCACGCCGAGCAGCGCAACGCGGCAGCCCGCAGCGCTTGGGACAGCACCCGGGTGCTGGACGTGGAGAGAGAGCTAGGCTGGGATCGGACGCTGCGCCCGCGTGATCGGCGCCTGTCGCTGATCTACAACCCGCGCCCGTCGCCCAAGGACGCCGGCCGTCCACCCGGCTGGCGGCGCTCGGCCGAGTTCGACCGCTTCCGCGATGCGCTGTCGGAGAGGCGTGCCAGTCTCTACATCCCGACCGGCCTGCTCGACTTCAATTTCGGCCCGACCCGCTACACCCCGGCGAACACGCCCGACGTGTTCTTCGATTTCCGCTACGTGGCGCCGGTCCGCGGTATCCGTCCGGTGGACGCCGGAGCGCGCAGCAGCTACGGCAGTCCGGCCCGCTTCGATGCGTTGCGGCGGATTCCCTGGGCATGGGGGCGGCCGACCGATCCGGTGCCGACGGGCATTGTCTACCCCGACTATCCGGGGCCGGTGGTACCGATAGATCCACCCACCGAGCCCGAGATACTGGAGACCTACATGATAGGAAACACGGTCACCCTGGTGGTGCTGCCGAGTCGCACGCCGCTGGATGCGACCAGCATTCGTATCGGCCTGGATATCGACTCGTTCGCCTGGTCGTTCTCGGCTGACCTGTTCGGTCGCACCTCGCTGGACCTGGCGGCGCCGGATGCCAACGGGCCGAAGACGGTAGAGCTGGAGATCAACGGCTGGACCTGGCGGTTTCTGGTCGAACGTTACAGCGGCAGCGGCAAGCATCCGAGCGAGCGCTACACCATCAGCGGCGCGAGCCGCACCCAACTGCTGGACGCGCCCTATGCGCCGAAGCGCAGCGCGGTGAACACGGCGCCGCTGAACGCACGTCAGGTTGTCGACGACCAGTTGCAGTACACCGGCTTTTCAGTGTCCTGGGACGTCGAGAACATGGGGCCGCCGGACTGGACGCTGCCGGCCGGCGCCTTCAGCTACCAGGACCAGACGCCGATGCAGGTCATCGTCAAGCTGGCCGAGGTCGCCGGCGGCATCGTGCGGCCGGGTCTGATGGACGACTCGATGACGATCCTGCCGCGGTATCGTGAGGCGACCTGGTATTGGGACACCGCGATTCCCGACCGGATCATCCCGGCCGCCATCGTCGCGGAGTGGGGCAGCGAGTGGAGTCCCCAGCCGGCATGGAATTTCGTCTACGTCAGCGGGACCAGCTACGGCGTCAGCGTGCAGGTGCGGCGCGCCGGTACCGCCGGCGAGGAGTCGGCGCCCGATGTCATGGAGGACTGGATGACCGGCACCGAGGTGGCGCGCTCGCGCGGGATCTGCGAGCTGTCGAAGGGCGGTAACCAGGCGATCGAGACGCGCCGTATCCCGCTGTTCCAGAAGGATGACGGGGTACCGGGCCTGGTGCAGCCGGGAATGCTGGTCGAGGTCAGAGACGAACAGGCGACGTGGCGCGGTCTCTGCCTGGCTACCGATATCTCGGCCGAGGGGGTAGGGGCTAGTCGCGTGTGGCAGACCCTGCGCATCGAGCGCCACTATCCGGGAGGTTCCTGATGGCGACGGTCAACCCCTGGCGTCGGTTCATCGGGCTCTTACCGGGC